AGCGGCCCAGGATCTCGTGCCACTCCGCGCTGGCCTGCCCCATCGCCTGCCAGCACTTGCTCTTGCCTTCCCGCGTGCTGGTGTCGACCACGCCTTCGCGCACCGACCAGATGAGCTTGCCCGCGTGAGTGAAGCGGTCCAGCATCGCGGTCTGTCCGAACTCCAACGCGGGACGGAGCAGACGGTCCAGAGCGGAGAGGCCGATGCCGTCGATATCCGGCGAGGCGAGTTCGTCCAGAACTCGCTGCATCTGCTCGTTGGTCAGGGTGTCGGTTCCGCTGACGCCCTGAAGCTCCAGCGTGCGGACGATGATCGCGCCAAACTTCGCTTCCAGCTTCTTCTGGTCGGCGCGTTGGCGGGCCACGTCCTGGCGATTGCCAGAGACGCGGATGACCATGATGATCCGCGGCGTCGTCGGGACGACCTTGGCGGCGAAGTTGAATCCCTTAGCGGTCGTTCTTTTCATTGGCGCCGTCATCAACGTCGACCTCTCGTGCGGCTTCGATCTCGTCCACGATCCGCACTAGATTCTCCATGAAGGCGTCTGCGGCCTGCGGATTGACCACGGTCTTGAGCCGGTTCGTCGCCTTGACCGGCGGCTCGTCGGGGGGTTCCGGCCTGCGGCGCGTCATTGCAGAACCTCGCGAGGAGATCGATCTGCGCCTGGAACCTCTCCATAGCCTTCCTCGCCAGCAGACAACGCGCCGTCGCGACATCCTCGACGCCGCTCGATTCCTGGCGCAGGACGTACTTGGAGTCGCGGTAGATGAGCCAGAGCATCTTGCCGCGACGTTGAAGGGAACCGGCCCCTCTGGGCCATCCCTTCGGGTTTTGAGTTTCGGTCATGCGTATAGCTTAACATGATTTCTCTACATTGTGAGGGGGCCTTGCCGTGGAGGTCCATTCCGCCCGCCGCCGCTCTGCGAATGCGTCGAACGTGTTCCGCTTCGGCTTTGCCTGCGCTTCCGCAGATCTCAACTCCAAGTCGAGTGTGCTCTGCGCGTAGTCGGCCATGCCCTTGCCAGAGCCAGCCCGTCGCGCCTGACCCAGTGTGCCCCGCGTCATCGCCGCACCGCCGCGCTCTTCGCCATCACCGCCGTCACGATCTTGTCCTCCAGGCCCGCGTCGAGCTTGTCCGCGTGAAGGTCCCAGCCCGCCACCGGCCCGACCACTTCCTGAACGATCACCGACCGCAGGGTCGCCCGCTCGTCCTCGTTGAACTGATCGCGGATCGCCTGCCACGTTCGCTTGCTGATGAAGAGCATCACGCCCCCTGCCGCCGCTGGACTTCCCGCGCCATCGCTTCCTGGTAGTCGTTGATCACGTCGAAAACCTTCATCGCGATTTCCGGCGGCATGAACATCTTGAGCGTCACCTCTGAGGGCACGCGCGGGTACGTCTCCAGGCCGACCTGGAGAACCTGGAGGACGCCTTCGATGGCGTCATCGAATCCCTTCTGCCACTGCGTCAGCCGTTCCTTCTTGAGTTCGTTTTCCATTACCCCTCCCTGACCATCTTCATGGCGAGCTGCGTTCTGCTATGCACGCCCGTCTTTTGAAAGATCCGGTTCATGTAGACCTTGATCGAGCCTTCCGTCAGGGCCAACGCGCCCGCGATCTGCTTGTTCAGCATCCCCTCCATCACGCATCCGACGACCTGACGCTCCCGTGGCGAGAGCGGCCCCTCGACTCGTCGCGGCGCATAGTCGCGCGGCGGCTTCCGGCAGTTCACGCACAACCTCGCCGGAAACCAGCAAGGCCCGCCGCACCGATAGCACGTCCGATCCGGCGGCGTGTGCTGGGCGAGGATCAATGGGCCTTCTCCTCGCGCATGACGTGAGCCTTCACGATCTCGTCTTCGGTTTGCATCATAAAGCTCACGCCGCCGGAAGCCACGGCTCGACGGCCAGCCGCTTCCGCGCCAGATCCTCCATCGCTATCGCGCCTTCCTTCCGCGCCAGATCCTCGAGGATCGGCATCCCGCTGACAATGGACGCCAGCACCTCCTCGCGAGTCGCCACGCGCCCCTCCGCGTACCACTCGACCGTGACCGGCGGGCCGACCTCGATTAGCGGCTTGCCGTCAGAGTCGCGCCAGACGCGATAGCTATGCGTGATCCAGACCGCGATGCATCCTGGGTTGCGGAGGATCGGGCATCCCGCGACGTTCTCCTGGGTCTGCCGCGTTAGATCGTCCTCGCGCCGCACCATGTGAGGCCGCGAGAGGAACGGGCAGAACTGCGCCGACCAGCGGGCGCACTCCGCGTGACAGGGCGGCTCCGACGTGGTCAGGTTGATGCAGCACATGGGGCCGATGCAGAACGCGAGGTAGCTCCCGACCCTGTCGCCGCAGACCCAGCACCGCTTCTGCTGCACGCACCGCGCCCAGTGCGCCTGCGACATGAAGCGGAAGTCGCGGACGCCTTTGATGGTGTCGACAAACGCCGGGATCGGATAGCCTCGCTCATCGATGGGCAGATCCTGCATCCGGATCGGCAGGGCGCCCAGTTCAGGCCGCAGTGGATGCTGCATGGTTCACCTCCCGCGCCACCCAGACGGACGCTTTTCTCCCGCTCCTGGTAGGGCGCTTCGCGCTGGCGCGCTCGATCAGTTCTGCCTTCCATAGCTCGACGCGCCGGGGCCTCTGCGTCGATGGATTCATGCTCAACGCGACCTGGACCTCGTCGTCGGTCGCGCCGGTCGCGCCGCATCGCCGGATGTAAGCCAGCACCTCGCCGCGCAACGACTCCGCATCCGGCTCGATCAGTTCGGCGGCTTCGCGGCTGGTGTCGGAGTGCTCCTGGTAGGGCGCTTCCGGCCCGCCATCGAAGTCGGGGCCGTCGTAGAAGTTGAAGTCTTCCTGGTAGCTCATTCGACTGTCACTCGTCAAATAAACGGTCCTGGCCTTCGCAGGGCCAGATCCGCCGCCGCCGATGCGGCTTGTATTGAGGCTTCGGCGGGCGCTTTGCGCGTTTGCTCCACCCGTTTACGATTGCCTCTGATCTCCAAGGGAGCACCGGCTGCTCCGGTGTCCCAGGCCCTCGCTCCCAAAAACCTCGTCCGGAGATCGAGGCTTGAAACATGCCTTCCCCGGTGACGGCATAGGCGCCGTGCTTCTCCAGTTCCGGATCTGAGCGGCCATCATGATGAGTCGCCCATGTGCAGCCGCATTCGCCCATGACGAAGCCGTGAAAGACGCGCGGCAATGCCCAGTCGAGGTTCACGCGGAAAAAGTCGTTCGAGATGTAGTCCGACTGATGACGCTGCATCAGCATCGCCTCGACTGTCCGCGCCGTGACATTGTCCGGAAACCGAAAGAGCGCGATGACATAGCAGGGGGCCGAACACCCATACGCCAGTTGCTCGAAACGCTTGGAGCCGTCGCGCATCAGCCCGATCTTGAGCGCGTTCCGATCAGGAAAGCCGACGACGTAAACATACGTGTCTGCCTGCCAAAGCTCGTCCTTCAACGCTCCTCCATCGCGCCGCAGGCGCGGCATCGAGTGACGACGGCCCGCCGGTATTCCTTGCCGCCGTCAGGGCTGGTCACGCCCGTCTCGCACACGGCCTCCACGTCGTAGAGGTCGTCGGAGCCGCACACGTAACAGCCGTCACTGGTTTGGCTCTGGCCGGTCATCGGGCCGATCCTCGAATAGCCGCTCCTGCTTCTCCTGCCACGTCAGCGGCTCGTACCGCAGGGTCTTGTTGGTGTCGAGGCGCAGGATCTTCGCCTGATCGGCGCCCTTCTCCACGACTCGCATCACCTCGACCTCGATGGACCTTGAGCCGGTGATGATCATCTCCGCGAGTTCGGTGATGCGCTTCTCGCAGGCCCTCGTCCGGTGCGAGATCTCCGCGATGGTCGTCTGCCGCTCGACGCGGATGCCTGCCAGTTCCTTCTCGACCAACGCGAGTTCATCGCCGCACTTCAGGATTTCTACCGTCGTCAGCGGCTCCTGCACCATCTCGAATTGACTGGGCATCTACTCTCCCTCTCCCGGCTCTCGCGCCGGTTCATCGAGGAACGAATCCTGCTTCAGCACGTCGCGCAGAGAGGGTCGCGCGGGCCGCTCTGCCTGCGGATCGGACACGTACTTCGCTTCGGCATCGACCGCCAGGTCTGGCGATTGCAAGTCGGCGGGCAACTCTTCCGGCGCGGCGTCTTCGACCGGCACAACGTCGAGAGCTTCCTCCTGAACCACGCCGCCGCGCAGGACGTGCGGCGCGTAATACTTCTTTACCCGCGCGATACACCGCCAGTAGTACATGTCCTGCGGCCACTGCTTGTACATCGCCTTTTCGGAGAGCTTGATGGTGCGGCCCTCCTCGCGCGTGTCGATGGTAGAAGCGTCCATCTCCGTGAACGACACCGACGCCTGCTCTCCCGTGCCGGGTTCCCTGATCGGCTCGTAGGATTGCGTGGAGCGGTTCCAGCGCGAGAGCCAGAGCGTGCAGCCGATGCACTTCTTCAGGGCCATGCCCTTGTAGGTCACGTCCTCGTGATAGAACTGCGGCTCCCACATGATGCCTGCGGCGCGGAGCTTCCCGGCGACGATACTGTTCTCGACGGCGGGCTTGCCGTTCACGATGTAGATCGAACTGATCGCGTCTGCGTCGGTCATCCCCCAGTTCTTCCCGAACATCAGCTTCAGCGTGAGCAGGGCCAGCAGTTGCTGGGGATTCTGCCTCTGCGTCTGGTTCTGGCTGAACGAACCGGAGGTCATCAGGTCCATTGCCATCGCGCGGTACTGCGCGTAGGTCTGCCGCGCGACCTCGACTTCCGCGAGTTGCGCGATCAGGTTGTCGCGCCTCTCTCCCGGCCCCATCAGGATCAGTTGGTCGGCGGTGATGCGCGGCGGCTTGTCGAGCGCACGCTGCATGGGCGACACGGTCGCAGGCGCCGTGTCGGGCGCGTCAGTGGTTGGAGGTTGCGGTTGCACGTTTCCCCTTTCTGAATCGGTCCCTGTCGGGACAGTCGATGAAGTGGTTCTGGCCCTCTGCGGTATAGGGCACGCTCTTGTTGGTGCGCGGATGGTGGACGAACCGGATCGCCGCGCCGCAAGCCTTGCAGGAAGCCCAAGGCCCGCCGATCTGATCGAGCAGATGCGTCATGCGCTCCCGCGCGTCGGCCAGCTTCTGCTCCACGTCGCAGTAGTCGTTGTTCGCGGGATCGCCGTTCACGCCGCCGCTCCTTCCTCGCCTTCGACCTCGAGGTGGCCCTGCTTGGAAGCCTTGTAGGCCGCAGAGTTGAAATAGATCCGGCGCGCGCCGGGTTTGGTGCGGGTGTAGAACTCCTCCAGCCGCTGGCGCTCTGCCGGATCTTCGATGAACTTCTGGCGCAGGGCAATCGCCATCGACTGCCAGTCGGTGACCGCACTGTCCTTGGTCTTCTTCCAGGTGAACTTGCCGCCGCCCGCCGACCAGCGCAAGCCCTCGTTGTCACCGATGGCTTCCTTCAGCCGGTTCTCCAGTAGCCGCCGATGCTCGATGAACTCGTCCTGGCAGATGCGGAGCGTCTCGTAGTCTTGCAGGACCAGGATCTCCGCGTCGGTCGCCTCGCGCAGGGGCTGGCGCTCTCGCGGGTGCCTCTGTTGCAGCCACTGCGTAGCCACCATCGAGCCGTCGATGGGCACTTCCTCCTCGCCCACGACGTAGCGGTTCCAGGCGTTGGTCAGGCGCCGGATGACCTTCTGCTCGATCTCCGCATCGCGGTAGACGGTGAAGGTCGTCGGCGCGGCGCCGCGAAGCGAGACGGCGAAGTCCCAGCAGTCGTATTCGGAGACGGCCATGTAGACGACGGCCTGAAGCTGGTAGTAGAGCGGCGGGCCGTCCTCCCACTCGTCGCCAAACCCGGCGGCATACTTGGCGTCGACGCCGCGCCGTTCGGTCGCCACGGTGGCGTCGTAGGTCGCGACCAGCGGGTGCTCCGGATGCTTGATGGTCTGGTGCTCCAGAATCAGTTCGCACCCGTGCTGCTCCGCGTAGCTCTGGAGGATCGGCCCTTCCAGCAACTGGCCCCAGCGCATGACCGGCGTCGGCTCCGCTGGCGGGAGCAGGCCCTTCTTCTCCGCGACGACCGCCCACAACGAGCGATAGGGACTGAGGCCCATGACCGGCGCCGCGTCACTGCCGCCGAAGCCTTGCTTGCGAATCTCCGGATCGATCATCGAATCCTCTCCAGTTGCAGCCGCGCGTAGTACAGGTAGGCGCACCGCAGGCAGGACCAGAAGCCGTCGCAGAATCGCGTGCCCAGCCGCCGATGGCAGAGATCGCAGACGTAGCGGTCTGGAACGGAGACACACGTCTCCTGTTCGGCTTGCATCGCTGGGTTCCTTTTCTGCGGAAGAATTAGGCCGACACGGGCATCGGCACGGTCTGCGCCTTCTCTGCCTTGCGCTTGACCGGCTTGGGTTCCTGTTCCTGGTCACGCTTCGCCGCGATCAGTTCGTTGATCAGCCGCGCGGGCGGCACGTAGACGCCCTCGACCGACCGCCGCTTGGCGCATTCGCCCCGAAGCCATTTAAGATTGGGCTTCGTTAAAAGCACCGTGATCCTGGGCGGCACATTTTGTCTGGTATTGGACATTGATTCCTCACAAAAACGAACGCGCGAACACACGACTACTGCACAATTGTTCGCTGTTAATTAACTTGTTCCCGCGCGACAAGTGCTGGAGGTAGGAAGGTTCTGACTTCGCTTGAATTTCGCGGCTGACTGAGATCCTAATCCCGACCGGCGAATCTGTCAAGCCCCTTTTTTTAATCAATGGGTTAGCGTGATTTTCATGAGACATTCATGCGACTTTTTCTCACATGAAAGTCGCACGAAAGTCACACTACATCTGAGCGTGGATCTGTTTTTTTAACACGCCTACGTAGGTGTAACGACTGATCGCTTCAGGGGTAGAGGGCGTGCGCGTATCCACCGTGGCAACATCCACCGTGGCTACACGCCACGTAGGTGATGTAGCCTTTTTAGCAGAGATGAAAGAGCCGTCTGAGGCGGCGCTCCGGGTGGCGTTTGGGAAGGCCATCCGACAACTGAGGCATGACCGCAAATTGGCGCAGGAGAACTTGGCCGCATTGGCCCAACTGGATCGGGCATACATGGGAGGGCTGGAACGCGGGAAGCACGCTCCGACGATTATCACGGTTCGCAAGATCGCACATGGCCTGCGAATCACCCCAGCCCATATCATGCGTGAGTGGGAGCGGCATGTGAAGTATCCGCCGAACAACAACGCGAACACGTAGCGTTCGTCCCTCCCCCCCCCATCGACCGGGGCCTTGCGGCCCCGGCGCTATTGGTGTCCTTCAGAAGAGCTTGTTGACGATGCTCTCGACGGCAGTCTGCAAGCCAGCATCGCTGACGCCGGTCCCGTCGATCTGCACGGCAGGCGTCATCACCACGGCTGGCTGAAGCTCCGTGGCTTCCATGTCTGGCTGCTTCATGGTCGCATAGGCCCATGTCGTGCGCGTCTTGTGCGCGGCGGTCGTGATCGGCTCGTTGAGGATGTAGTCGGCATATTTCAGGCAGGCCACCTTGATCCGGCCCCGGAAGATCGAGTCCGTCATGAGCATGGCGCTCTGCTCATACGTCAGAACGTCCTGCGGCGTCGGCGTCGGCGGCGTCGTTGTCGGCGTGGTCGGCGGCGTGGTTGGCGGCGTTGTCGGTGTCATCGGTTTCTCTCCTTTGAAAAGTCTCAGTATCGCGATCACAAAACTCTTGAGGACCATTCCTCCTCCTCAGTAGCGCGGCCTTCGCACGCGCTCCCACAGATGCTCTGGCGGCGTCCCGACGCCGCGACTCGCGACCCTCACCTTGGAAGATCCGGAGCCGACGAAGCGCAACGACGCCGATCCCGAGGAGGCCACCATCACATGACTGCGGCCCTCGTCCCAGATGAAGATCAACTCCGCGAGGCCGGTGGACGCCACCCGCACTTTGCTCTCGCCCAGAGCGAGGATCGCCTGCGGCGTGTACGTGCCTGCGCCGCCGGATGCGATGCGGACGGCTGACGCGCCGGTCCCGATGAAGGCCATCGCGCCCGCGCCGCCGGATGCGACCAGGACGGTCGATGCGCCGGTCCCGCTGAAGACCAGGAAGCCCGCGCCGACCGACGCAGTGCCAATCGAGCTTGCGCCGTCGCCCGTGCGCGGGAGCGGAGTGTACTCGCCTGCGCCACCGGAGCCGACAGAGATCATACTGTCGCCCCAGCCGAAGCGTGGAGCGTAGTTGATCCCCTCGCCGGTCGATCCGACGAAGACGGTGGAGAGGCCCGCCCCACTGCCAAGGTCCATCTCCCCGGCGCCGGATGAGCCGACGAGAACGGTAGCGGTCCCGATTCCGATCAGGCCAATGTCAGGACCGAAGCCGCCCTCTCCGAAGCCGCCCTCTCCGTATACGGCTTCCATGAAGATGATCGTGAGCAGATCTTCCTGGCTGAGAAATTGGCCGACGCCGCTCTCCGCGACCAGGACACCGGACGATCCTGCTCCAACGACATCCGCCATCGTGATCCTCTATTTGCCTGTCACTACTGCGTCCTTGGCTTTTTGCAGAGCCGCTTCCGCCGCCGCGAGATTCGCCCGCGCCTTCTGCACGTCTGGCGTGGGGTAAGCGTCGAGAACCGGCGCCAGCGTCCGCTGAATGTTCGCGGCGAAGTAGCTCCACCAGTCGGGATACTTGTAGAGCGGCTTCCCGGTGGCGTCGAGGCCCGCCCGCTCGTACTCCACCATGAATTTCTGGATCGACGCGATCACCTCTGCCGGGACCGTGAAGCACCGTTGCGTCTTGTTGATCTCCGCGCAGACCTTTGTCGGCGTCGGCGGCGGGTACGGCCCCTGCTCCGACTGGATGGTGATATTGATGATCGCCTGCGCCTTCTGCCCGCCGCTATCGCCCACCACTACCGATACCGGCGCGTTGGTGACCGGCGCAGTGGGAGTCCCGCTGATCACTTCGCCGTTGAGCGCCAGTCCTGGGGGCATGACTTGATTGGCGACTAGCGCCCACGTATACGGCTCCGCGCCGCCCGCTGCGGTGAGCGTCAGCATGAACGCTTTCCCGACCATCCCCGGCATCGGATTGCGTGGCGCGGTGACCGTGAGGACTTCCTGTATCCGCAACGAGACGCGGATCTGCCCGGTGCGCTGCGGATTGCTGGAGTCGGTGACCATCGGAAAGACATCCATCATGAAGCTCTGAGTCGGCGTGCCGGATATTGTCGCCACGCCGTTCACCGTGTTCCCCAGCGCGAGGCCGGAAGGCAATCCCGATACGGTCCACTTGTGAGGCGCAGTGCCGTCTTTCACCCACAACTCGATCTTCATGGGCATCCCGACGACGCCGATTGGATTGCCCGTGAACCCGGCATTGTTCAGCGGTGTCTGCGCGTAAGCGGCGACTGCCGCAAAGACGAGCCATAGTTTCATAGAGCCTCTCAGTAATTCGTTACTTGGGGCCGACTGCGGAGGTAGCCGGTCTGGTAGTATGTCCAACCGGCTGCAAGCCCTCCGTTATCGACCACGTACACGTAGCCGTGCAATGGCGGTCTGCTCAGTTGGAACGGCTTGAACATGATCCGCACCACAGCGGTCACGTCGGTGCCCGACTTGGAGAAGTAGCTGCTTGGCGTGTCCACCTGACAGGTGATGTTCTGCGGGTAATTGCCCGTTCCCATCGTGATCGCTCCCTGCCAGCCGCCGCCGTCGCCCGACAGGTGGAAGTAGTTGCCGTTGGGGTACATCAGGAAGTAGCAGGCTTGGTTGGCGTCGACGCCGTTGTTGATCAGGATGTGCATGTAGTTGATGTTTCCGTAGCCGTCCGCGTCCCTGACCGTGGCGCTGACGTAGAACCAAGTGTTATAGGCGACGTTGGCCGGGATGCCGCTCAGACCGATGGTCTGCGGCGTATTGTTCACGGTGTAGGTGATCTCGACCCTGCCAGCAATCCCGGCATTTCCTCCGCTCTCGCCGTTTCCACCCTGACATCCGCCGCCTGGAGCAGCACATGCAGGGTTAAACCCGCTACCCTGGTTGTTCGAGCCGCCGCCGCTGCCGCCCCAGCCGCCGCAACCATCGCCCCAGTCGCATGTTTCTCCCTGGTTGCCTTGCTGGCCGCTTTGCCTGAAGTCGCCGGTGCTGGTGTTATACGAGCCGCCGCCGCCGCCGCCGCCCGAACCCCAGCCGCCCTCGTTCTGATGGTTGAACCACCCGCCGCCGCCGCCGTACCCACCGTCCGCTACGCAGTGCGATCCAAAAGAAGAGTCGCCGGAGTCACCGCCGTTTGATCTTGGAGATCCTGCGCCGCCGCCGCCGCCGACCGTGACTGTGATTTGCTGGCCCGCCGATACTGCGATGCTGTTCCTGACAGCGTATGCGCCGCCGCCTCCCCCTCCTCCGCCGCCGCACCGCTGGCTCTCGCAGAACCCGCCGCCGCCGCCGCCGCCCGCGCCCCAGCATTTCGCCTGGATGGCCGTCACGCCGGAAGGCACGGTGAAGGTCGTTGAACCCGGTGTATTCCACGTCTGCGTCACGCCGAAGGCCGACGCCGCGAATAGAAGAAGCGTTGTCAGTAGTCTCATGCTGGTCACCAGTTTGTGTAGTAGCGGTAGCCGATCCGGATGGACTTGGCAGAGCCGCTGATCACGTAGGCTCCGACGAACATCCCGACCGGGATGACGTGGTAGCCGTTGTTGATGTTTGTGGACTGCGACCCATTGCACGCGAGGTTGCCGTTGATGAAGTCGCCGCCGTCGTTGCGCCGCAGATTGATCGTGGCGTCGTTGGTGTCCGACCAGCACTGCACCTGATCGATGACGCTCTGCACGTTCTGCGGCTGGAAGACGCCCCAGACGACCACGCCGGTCTGGAGCGCGAGGTACGGATCGTTGAGAGCGAACGAGCCGGTCCAGCGGCGCACGTTCACGACCTGTCGGGCCGCGTTGTCGAGACTGCCGTAGCGATAGAATCCATCGCCACTGTTCACAACAAAGCTGGAGATAGCCGGGTTCTCGATACCGTTGCTGGAGTTGAAGTAGCCACCCATGATGTAGCCGTTGCCCTGCGTGCGGACAACCTTGTTGGCTTCATTGTTGGTGCCACCGTGAACGACCAGCCCACCCACGGCATTCGCGTTGTCGGCGGTATCCACCAGCCCGTTCTGGCCCGCATCGCAGGACGTTGCCCAGGAACCGGAGCAGCCGACCTCGAACATGCGGACACCCGCTCCCGTCGCGTTGTTGAGAAACGCAGGCTTCCCGGTCACGCCGGTATACGGCACGCTTCCCGCGCTCCCCGCGCTCCCTGATGCGTTGCCGGTGATGTGAATGGTATAGGTCCCGGTGAGAGCATCAGCGGCGCCCTGAACGTGTGAACTGGCGTGCGCGGACGGAGCGAACGTCGCGGGCTTGCCGCTGACGCCGGTCCACGGCACTGCGGTCGCGTTGGTGGCATTGGTCGCGTTGGTGGCGGTCGTGGCCGTCGCCGCGTTGCCGCTGATCCCGATGCTGTACGTGCCGCTGGTGATCTTGCTGGAGTAGTCGCCCACCGTCGAGAGGTCCGCGACCGGGTGTGTGTGCGCGGATGGCGTGAAGGTCGATGGGACGCCGCTCAGTTTTCCCCACGCGAGGCCGGTGATCCATGCGGGATTGTTGTAGCTTCCCGTCGTGTAGACGCCGTTGGTGACGGTGTCCGCGTTGCCAGCGAGAGGCCCGCTGAATCCCGTAGCCGTGATGGTCCCGGCGAACACGTTGCTCCGCGTCAGGAGCGCCGTGTTCAGAAAGCCCGCGCCCAGCCCGTTCTGGATCGCCTTCACTTCAGCGGCTAGCTGGTTGTGATAGTTCTCGTCGTTGAGGATCTGGACCGGCGTCCCGTTGGCGTGCGCCCGCGCCGGTCCATGTATGCCGCGCCCGCCCGCGCAGACGGTGACCGTAGCCCCCGACGCAGAGCAGATCTTGATCACCTCTGCGGTCGTGCCGCTCCCCAGCGTGTAGTACGCGGGAGCGCAGAACGTGACGCCGCTGGCGACGGAGAACGACAGGACCGAATCGTTGATCCCTCCGTCCAGCGTCGAGCGGGCGCTATTGCACGCCACGCCCAGCGTGGTGTCGGTGGCGACGGACGCAGGGAACGCCGCCGGTCGCGGGTTCCCGTTCTGTTGCGCGAGGACGATGCACGCGCAGAGAAACACGGAGAGGAGTTGTCGCATTACTGGCCTGCTTTCAGAACCGTGAACGAATAGCTGTTGATGGACACCTTCGCATTGACCTGGATGTCGATGCTATTCAGATTGAGGTTGAAGCCCGCGCCGACGCCGACCGTTCCATCGAAGACCGGGGCGCCGCCCGACGTGAAGAACCGACACCAGGATGCCTGCCCGGTCGCCACCGCAGTGCCGTCCGCGATTGGGTTGGCGGCGGCTACACCTCCAGCGGCGCCGCCGAATGCGGGATTCCCAAGAGCGTGGCTGGAGAGCAGGACCTGGCCGGTGATTGCAGTGTCGCCGTTCGCCGGTTTCGCGCCGTCGTAGATCTTGAGCGTGCCGCCGTTGCATTGCGTCAGACCGGCGTTCGCCATCGCGTTCGCCATCGCATCGGTGATTTGAGTGTCGAGTGCCATGTTGGTTCTCCTGTTTGATTAGCCCTGCGGTGTCACCGGCAATTGCGGTGGCGGCGTCGGAGCCGGTGGCGTCGGAGCCGGTGGCGTCGGAGCCGGTGGCGTCTGGGCTGGCGGCGCCGGGGCCGGTGGAGTTCCGCCGACGCGCTTTGGCCGCGCCATGTCTTTAATCTCTTTCTCGATCTTCTGCGCCGCTTCCAACTGTGCGCGGAGTGATGGCGGCGGGTACTGCTTTACGACTTGGTGAATGGTTTGGTGAACGGCGTCTTCGATAAAGGCGTCTGGTGTCGGATAGAGCTTGGTCATGACTTGAGCGCCGGTAACCGGATCGTTGGTGACGCGGATCTGCGTGGCGATGTACTGCTCGATGCTCCAGACCACGTCCTGCGGAATGTCTAGGACGATCTGCATTGGGTGTCTCCTCTCCTTCTCGCTCTCGTAGCGGGATCTCTCCGATATAGGTCACGATGCCGTTGGTGAATGTGACTGACCGGCCATCCCTGTCGATAATCGTGCCGCTCTTGCCGTCCGCTACCTGGAAGATGCCGAACGATTGCGCTCGACACATGGCAGTCGAGGTCGTTTGAACGAACTGAACGCTGGTGTACTCCTGCGCGTAGCTTCCCGCTGGCTGGTAGTTGCCCTTCGGCTGGTAGAGACTGTCCAGTTCCGTGCCGTTGCGGTAGATGTAGCGGAAGTAGCCGTCGCGGCTGCTATTGATGGTTTCGGTGTTCTGAATTTTGACCGACAGAAAGTTGGCATTCAAGCTGGAATCGACCATCGTGTACGCGCCCAGCTTGTAGGTGGCAAAAGGACCGCTACCGTATCCGCTATTGGAGGTGACCCAGCCAGCCAAGGTTTCAAAGTTCCCGCCGCCCGTCAACTGGACGCCCCCGGTGCCGGTGAACTTCACCGGGGTCGCGCCGGTCACGGTCATTTCTCCCACGGTCAGCTTGCTGAAGTTGAGCGATTTGATTTGCGTGTCGGTGAGACTGTCGCCTTTCACCTTCACGGTTGGTCCGCGCTCCAGTGTAGTTTCGTCGGAAGAGAAGATGATTTGGTTGCCGCTGGTAGTCAACCCTGCGCCCTGATCGACGCGGATGCTGGTCGTTCCGGTGATCCCGATGCCGATTGTGATGGTGGCTCCATTGGCTCCGACAGTCAGCGGCCCGCCCGTGTCTGGCTTAAAGCGGATGGCGCCGGTGTCCACGGCAATGCCGTTGCCACTTCCAACGACGATGCCGTTGGAGTCGAGTCCCATACCGGAGACGCCGCCCAGCCTAATCTTGATCCTGGTGGAATCGCCTGACGGATACATGATCCCGTCACTGAGGCCGACCGCCACGCCGCTGGCGTCCACGCCCAGCCCGCCGTTGACCTTGACATCGATGTCACCGTTGTAGAGTACAGTGCCTCTGGCGACACGCACGGCAATGCCGTCCGATTGAACCTTTGTCCCGGCGTTCGCCCCGATCTTGACCTGGATACCCTCAGTTGCGCCACGCTTGATGCCAGCCGCGCCATCCACCTTGACCTGGATGGCTCCGTCCGCGCCGAACTCCGTGCCGCTGGCTACTCCGGTGAGAGGCTCCAGCGCGTCGGTGCCGCTGACGAACACTTGCCCGCGCCCGATCTTGATCGCGCCTTTCTTGTTGACATCGATCTCCATGCCGGGACCGGGCAAAAACTTGAGCGGCCCGCCGGTCTTGATGAGTCCATCGGAAGCGTTGACCTCGAGCAGTGGCCCCTTGAACGTCTGCCCCTCGCCAAGGTTGAGAGTTAGATCGCGCCCAGCGGCGGCTTGTCCTGCGCCGCGCCGCACGCGCAGATGGCCGCGCATCAGTCCGGACGCGCCACCGTCCGTATGGACATCGACACCCTCGCCCTCGTCGGTCTTGAGATCCAGGTTGCCGTTGGTGATCCGGTGCGGGCGATTGGGATCGAGCGGGATCGTGACGCCGGGAATCCTGGTGGACGGATTGAGGATCGGACCCTTGAGCAAGCTGTGATCGAGATCGAGCACCACGTCGAAGTACGGACGCTGGGCTGGCGTCGTCTGTCCGACTCCTGCGCTCCAGACGTTCTGCTGCGTCAGCGTGCCGCCGAATCCGTAGGGGTCGTAGCGCGAACCGATGTACTGCTTGAAGCGCACGATATTGTCGGGATTGAGCGTCGTGCCCAGAGGGTCCTGCGGCGTCGGCGCGAGATATTTATCCGGCACGTCCCACAGAAGGTCGTTCTCGATGTACACCCGGTTGGAGCGCGGGATGCGGTGGACGCTACTGTCGTCGTCATCCGTGAACGCCATCTCTTCGGGATGCTGCCCGCCGCCGACGAACGTCGCCGGATTCCCCGGCGTCTGGTAGTGGCCGGTCTGGATCGTCCACCGCGCGAAGAAGAACTCGTCCTCATGCGTGAAGGGCAGGACGGAGTACAGGTGACCCCAGCCGTACTTCCCGGCCTTCGGCCCGTCGCCGTAGATGATCCAGTCGATGTAGGAGACGGCCACGCCCGCGCCCACGCTCCCGACCACGTCGTTGGTCGGTTCGGGCGGCGGATTGACGGTGAACCGGCTCGTCCGGATCGCGCCGGATCGGCTGGTGTCTTCGCCGTCGAGGAGGTTGCCGGGGGCCACCAGGACGGACCACTCCTGCGGGAAGTCGGTCGGCGGATAGACCGCCGTGTTCCAGTCGCCGCGCTCTCCCAAGTAGACCGTCGTGGCGCCAGCCGGGATGCTCACCGACTTCTGCCAGAGGTCGGCGCCGCCTTTGTTCAGCAGGAGCGTGACGTTCTGCGCCTGCGGGAAGTTCACGGTCACCGCGACGACCATCCGCAGAGCGCCGCCATCATCCTTCCAGCGTTCGCGGTAGCGCGGATCGCTCGTCGGGAGCGTGCTGGCATCGACCGCAGTTGCCGTCGCCGCCGGTCCACCGGGAATGGTCTGCGTCTTGCCGGGAAGCGTGATCTGGATGTCGTAGGGTTCGCTGGGAACGTCTGCTTCAGTGAAGCCGGTGAACCGGAGGTAGCAGTTCGCGATTGGTTGCGGCTGCAACTGGATGCGCCCGTCCACGATATGGAACGGGATCTCAGAGCCGGTCGCCGGGACCTCGTAGGTGCGGAGGATCGCCGTAGACGCGGGCGTCCCTGGATAGCGGAACTCGACATCGACGTGATGCAGTAGCGCGTAATCCGGATGGAGCGTCGGCAGATGGATCGAGCCGTCGAAGACTGCGGCCACGCCACTGCCCCACGGTTCGCCGGTCGGCTGGTACACGTCAGCGGTGACCGGCGGCGGCTTCTGGATGCCGCCACCTGTCGGCGGCGAAGCTCCACCTTGCGCCACGATCACGCGGAGCTCGCACTGTTTGGTGGCGACGGCGGGATCTTCCCACGGCTTCAGGCCCGGTTGCGGCGCCACGCGATTGATCGCGTACACCTGGATGTCGAACCCGGCGCCGCCCTCTCCATAGGGACCGCCCAGATCCCCGAAGTGCTGGACGCCGTTGATGGGCAGTTCGTCCTTGAACGGATGCGGCGGGCCGAAGGGGAAAGCGAACGCGCCGTTGAAATCATAGAGGACGAGTTGGATGTACCACGTATTGACGCCAAGCTGACCGGCAGAGCCGGGATACGCGCGAGTGGTGTCCACGCGGACGTATTCGAGATACCAGTCGTGACTGCCATCGGCCCATACCCGGTCGTAGGGGAACGTGCCGCCGACGCCGGGAGGGACTTTGACATCGGCGGGCGCGATCATGCCCGGTGACGGCGGCTGCACCTTGACCACGCTGAACGGCAGGCTGGTGACCGCTCCCTGCGTCGGCGCGACGGACGCATCGATGGTTCCGCGCTCTACGGTGATCGTCCACTGCTCGTCCTTGAGCGGCGTGAACAGATTGGTATTGGCGCCCTCGCCGCCGATCCGGATCTGATCGCTCCGGTGCCAGCCGTGCCAGATGCGTTCCGGCATCACACTGTCGGCGGGATGGTTCGTCCAGACCGTGCAATAGAACGGCGCGTTCTGAGTGGTCACCGTGGCGGTCGCCGTCACCACGGAATGCACGTTGCGGTCTGGCTCGTCCTGCCAGCGGTCCACCGTGTACTCGCGGCCCGTCACGGTCCCGATACTGAGCGCAGGGAGCGTCAGCGGGATGTCGAACGGATTCGGCCCGCTGATGTCTTCCTTGCTGAAGCTGGTGAACCGCAGGATGCAATCCTCGACGGCGTCCTCGCCCAGCAGAATGCGGTCGTCGGACAGGCCGGTGTAATCGATGAACGACGCGCCGCCCTCTGGCCGGAAGTAGCGCCCGATCAGCACAGAGACGCCGCGCTTCACGGTCGGCGGATAGACCAGTTCCACGTCAACGTGGTCCCAGTTGCCCAGCGCGACCGGCAGATCGATGCGCCCGTTGAAGACGGCGGCGGTGTCGTGGCTGGTGATCCGCCCGGTGATGCTGGTCAGGATGGCGGTAACGTCGGGCGGCTTGATGACGCCCGTCCCGGTCCCGCCCGTGGTGGAGCCTCGCTCGTAGATCCAGGTGCCGACTTTGGTCGATTCAGGCATAGGACTACCCTGCGGTCACTCTGATGGTTTCCTGAGGAGCCACCGTCACTGCCGCGTTGCCGTCGAAGAGAAGCTCGTCGGTCGCGCAGTGGACGATGAGGTTGTTAGGTCCATTATCGTTCGAGAAATAGAGCGTGCGGCCCTGATATACGGCCAGCGGCATCAACTGCACCTCCACGTCGTTGTCGGTCGTGTCGGCGCGGACAGTATGGTCGGTCGCGAACACTTCCCACGGCTGGCCGGTGTCCGGATCGAATCGCGGCGGTCCCACCTCGCGCACGGTCGGCGGCTGGCCGTAGATGAAGATCTCGCGGTAGACGGCGAACTCTTCATGCGAGATCCGGCCCGCGCGATCTACCAGGAAGCCGCCCACCAACGCGACCAGCGTGGCGAGGTTGTCGACGCGGACTCTCAACTCGAAAGCCTGCTTCGGTCGCGGGACCAGCAGTTCGCTGGTGACGCCCGCGTAGTCCCAGTCGTGCGCCTCGATGATGCCGATGGAGGTCGCGTCCGGTTGCGTCTCCCACGGTGGCTCCACGGTGACGCGGATGTTTGTGTTCGCGGTGATCGCGCGGACCTGACCGGCGCCCTTGCCGCGCAGGATGCGATACAGGCGCCCGATCTCCTCGTCGGGACGCAGGCCCTCCGTGTCGGGGAATTGCAGGCGCCCGACGCTGTTATTCCAGAGAGGGTCTTCGACCCAATCCGTGCCGGCGATTGCGCCAATGGAGCGCACGATGAGCACGTCGCCCTTTTCGACGGAGTCGGCTTGGTCGGCGCGGACGCAATCCGGCGTCACGGTGAACGTGCCGGTCGCCGGATCGAATGCGGTGATCTCGAAATTCCAGAGCGGCGCCGATCCATCGCTGAGATCCGCGAGAGCGGAGAGGTATCGCTTCGGCGGGCCGACCCAGTTGTCGGTGGCGCCGATGAAGTTGTCGGCCTGGATCTTGTTCGGCGCGGTGACGCCGGTCACCAGGACGCCCGCGACTCCGGAGTGCCAGACGTGCTTCGCCGCGATCCTCACGCGCTCTGCGGCGGCGTCGGGCAGTTGCTGGGTCATGGGCGCGAGGAAGCCGGTGTACTCGTAGCTCACGGGCGGCGCCCCCAGCGTCTGGGCTTGCAGGGCGATGCGCCGCCGGTCGGTCCCGATGTAGAGGTCCCAGCCCGCCCACGTTCCGCTGGGCGCCGGGAGCATCGAGATGGTGAGCTTCTGATCGGTCACGCCTTCCGGAATCCAGATCGCGTAGAGGTTCGACGGCGCGGATGGCGCGTTGGTCAGATCGAACTGCGTGACCGCGACGTACACCGTGACCGGCCCGGAGATATGCCCGCCCGCCGACCGGGCCACGCCCGTGATGCGCGGCTGCACGGGCGCGGCGAAGTGGTTGATCACCTCCTCGCCGCCGACCCAGATGGCCGGTGACCAGACGCCGTCACGCTGAATGTTGTAGTCCTGCCAGAGGTCGAAGGTGCGCTCTCTGGGATCGGGATAGAGTGGATCGCCGGGGAACGGCGCGACGTGGTTCGGCATCCAGGCGAGGCCGCTGATGCTCTGCAACAGTTCCGGCGGGACCGGCTTGGCCGCAACGTCGGCTGGCTTGGGGCCGAAGGCGAGGTCGTACATCGAGTCGGTCGTGCATGTCGCCTGGATGTCGATGGAGAAGTCGGGATTCAGGACCCAGCCGGTCACCCGGCCCTCGCCGCGCCCGCCGGGGAGCCGGTCGTGATCCATGCTGACGATGTCGCCGCACATGGTCCGCAGGGCCAGGAGGGTCGTCCGGAAGCGGAGGTCCCGCGCCTTGACCTGTTCCGCGAGGCCGACGCCGCCAAGCTCTTCGCGCAGGCGCGTGGTGATGACGCGGGCGCACTGGCTCTTGTTGCTGACGCCGACGAAGGCCATCGTGCTCTGGAGGTATTGCGGCGTGTCGGTCGCCTCGCCCAGCCAGAGCGCGTGATCGATGTCATAGATGGTGACGCTATTGAGGCCCCAGTCGAACTCATCGTCTCCGAACTCTCCGATGAGCCAATTGAACCGGGGCACGACCGGCGAGGCTTCCAGGCTCCTGAACAGGATGTTCGCGCGGGTGAAGGCGTTGCCCGCGAGAACCGAAGAGTTGACGCGGATGCCGATCCAGAGCCGCCCGTGGACGAACGTGTAATAGCCGAGGCAACAGTTCAGAATTTCGGTGAGCCAGTCCTTCAGAGGCTTCCGCTCTTTCAGCACGCCACGGAACGGAAACTGCCGCTCGTTGATGGCCGGTGTGATCAGGCTGGGCACGTACTTGTCGCAGATCTCTGCGGCGGCGATGCAGGACTCGACGTTGACGAAATCCTCCATCACCGACGCCGGGATGTCGTCGGCGCGGGATGGATCGACGCGCAGGCCGATTGCTCTGAGATAGACGTTGACCGCGACCCAGACGGGATTGGAGAGCGCGTTGACCCAGACGCGCGTTCCCGGCGCCGTCCAGGTCCAGCCCCCGATGCCTTCGGTCACCGTGACCGTCATGGCCCGGTCGGACACCGGGGCAAGCTGCAAGCCTGCCTCGTCGGTCCTGCGGATCTCCGCGAAGGCCACGCCTGCCGCGTAGCTGGCCTGCGGCGGGACCGTCCCTCCCCACGGCGCCTGATCGAGAGCGAAGAAGTCGGCGGTCGCCGCCGGATCGGTGCCCAGGATGCCGCGCCACCCGCCCCTCTTCTTTGGATCGTGCGGCGGCTGCTCATCGAGCTTGTGCGCGATCAGGTTCGATGAATAGGAGCCGATGGGGCCTTCGCCGACGATGCCCAACGCGCTGTAGAACTCGCTCTCGTCGCGGCCTGCGGCCACGTCGCAGACGACCTTCATCGCGATGTCGGTGTAGATCTCCTGAAGCGGACGCTGGTAGACGGACTCCTCCGCGACGGTGACGCTCTGGATGCGCGACCGCCCGACGCCCAAGCTCCCCAGAGCTATCGCCATCGGATTGATGCGGACATCCTGCGGCAATGCGACGACGCCGCCGAAGCTCTTGGGCACGCCTCGCGCCACGCACGCCGCGAAGTCTTTCGGGCAGTCGGGGAACGACGACGTGCTGGGACAGTGCGGCCCCTTGTATTTCTTCCAGCACGTTCTGCTGATCTGGCGCCACGGGTACGCGAGGGTCAACTCGAATAGCCCGTCCGACGCGGGCAGGATGAACGTGCCATCGCTGGTCAGCGTCCACGGTCGCGCGTAGCCCATCCAGAGGTCGATCAGATAGCCGGTGTTTATGTGGTAGAGCGCGAACGCGACATCGGCCCGGTAGAGGTTGGTCGCGTTCGCGTACTTGACGAACACGTCGTCCGCGTTGCCGAAGCTGAAGGTGGCCGAATCGCTGGCCTCGTTGAGCGTCTGCGAGATGCCGCCCCATTCGAGCAGACGCGGGAGAAACAGGTTGGCCGCGCCGTTGATGGTGCATCGCTGGTTGCTGATCCGCAGGACATCGCTCGTCCCTCGCGGATAGATGGTGACCAGCGGGATGAACCGCTGCACCTGATCCTCCAGCGCGGGCGTGAGCACGTCGTCGGGGAATCGCGTCACGCGCTCCGCGACGTTGTAGTTCGGCGTCGAGGTCGGGACCTCGAGGAGAGTTAGCCCGCCGACCGACGCGAGATATGCGGTCAGATGCGCGAAGTCCAGGTTCGGATTCTCGTATCGCGCAGTTAGTAACTCATTGCCGCCAGGTCCGTGATAAGTGAATGGAAACTGCGCGTACTGTCCCTGCGCCTGCTGCCAGTGGCCCCTCAGGTTGTTGTAGTCGTCGCACGACAGATGATCGCGATGGATGCGGAACCGGCGCGTCCCGCTCCCCAGCAAGTAGCGTTGCTCAGTCTTGAGGCCCGGTTGATCGAAGACGTGCGTAACGACTTGCGGCTCGTAATCGACGCCGCTCCCATAGTCGATGCCGAGAGGAAACGCGCCGATCACCGGAGGATCTGGGATGGGAACCGCGCCGAGGTAGTCCACCTCACGTCACCTCCCTCATGCCCAGAGACACCTCGCTCCGACCGACGCCGACCTGATCGCTCCAGTTGCCGTCCCAGACGACCGTGTATCTGCCCACGGGATTCTCGCCGGTCGGATCGGGCTTGAACGGCGGGACCGTCTCGCGCGGCAAGTAGAAATAGAACGGCGCGACCAGATGCGCCTTGAAGAACGTCCAGAGCGTCGTGTAGCTGGCGGGCGTCACCCGCCGGGTGATCCGGAAGAAGTGGCGCGGGTTCAGAACCAGCGCGGCCCGGTCGCTCGATCCGTCCGGATAGCGGTTGACGAATGCCTCGACGCGAAGCTCTTCCTGAAGCGCCGTGTAGAAGCCAGCGGGCAGGACATCGACCGGCGCGGCGGGCTTGATGTTACCGGGCATTCCGGCCCCCTTTGGTATCCTGGTAGAACGTATGTTTTCCGACACTCAATGGAAGGCCGCAGGCGTCGTTCTCCTTCTGGCCGTCCTCTGCATCGCCGGTCTGTTCTGGATGGAGTCGCGGCGTCAGCCCGAATGGCGCGTGTATGAAACCTTCAGCGATGGTTCCGTTATGGAGATCAAACAGGCGTGCCCCGACTGCGAACTGCTGACTCGCGTCCGCAAAGGCGACAAGATCATCGGCGCTCCGTTTGTGGCAGTGCCCGCCAAGGCGAAGAAGTAGCTCCATCACGCCATCACCGTGGAAGGCTCCAGCAACGCGCCCGTCTGCGCCGCCCTGCCTTGTCCTGACCGCGCCGCCGTCGTGTTCGCGGCGCCGACTGCGCCGGGATTGTTGCCCAGCACCTGGACGACCTGACCGCTGAACAGGCTGGTCGCCTGTTGCGGATTGAGTTGGAGGAACATCGGGTTCGGCCCCTGGAGCGCGTTCGCCACCTGAGTCGTCGTCGTGCCGACGTAGGGATTCGCGACCATGCGCCCGTTGCTGTAGACCGGCTGAAGCTGAAGCCCTCCCGCCGCGCTCTGCGCGAACGTCGCGCCGTACATCTGGCGCGGCATCCCGCCCACTCCCTGATTGGTGTTCAGCGCATAGAGGCGCACCATCTCCTGCACCTCAGGCGAGAACACCGCCATGCGGAGGTCGCCGCCGAACCGCTGGTCCGCGATCTGGACGACCTGTTCGCGGATCGATCTATCCACGATATCGACGCCGTAGGCGTTGCGGATAAGGCGCCTGACCTGTTCCTCCTTGGGCTTCCGGAAGTGCCGCACAAGAGTGGCGATGCCGCCCGCCGCCGCGCCCGCGATCAAGCCGACTCCCGCGCCGATCAGGGCGCCCATCGGCCCGAACATGGCGCCGATCATAAAGCCGATCCCAGCCCCGGCGAGAGCGCCGCCGCCGATGCTCATCGCCGCGCCCGTGACACCGCCACGCTTGTAGCCAGCCGCAAACAGGCCCAGACCGGCTCCAGCCACAGCGCCAGCCACCGGGTGGCCGACCATCTTGCCCAGCCCGTACCCGGCGAGGGCGCCACCGGCAATGCCCATCAGACCGGCTCTGACGCCTCGCTTGCTACTGAGGGCGCCCGCCATGAACATCGGCGTGCCGACCGCCGCCGCCATCGCGCCCATGCCGGGACTGTTCAGCATGGCGCCCAGCTTCTGCCGCCCGGTCAACTGCGCCCACGGCTTGGTCGAGATCGCGCCAGTCACCGGATCGCGGACCTGGACCGGCTTGCCGATATTCAACGACTCGCGCATGGCCTGGACGCTCTGCGACCACTGGCCGCGCACGCCGCCGCCGCCGGTCGCGCCGGTCGCGCCGACGCCCGCAACGTCTGCGGCGGAACCGCTCCTCGCGGACCACGCCTCACGCGCCGCGTCGGTGACGATGGCGTCGACATCGCGCCCGACGACCTCGCGGTTTCGCGATTCCTGGGTCGCGTAGGTGACATCGGTCTGGGCCGATCCGTAGATGGTCGGCGCCGTCTGCCCCATGCCGGGGAACCACGGGCCGCGCCACGGGCCGCGCGGGAACTGCGTCTTGAAGCCGCCGAAGATTCCGGCGAGTTGCGCCGTCATCGAGTTGGTCACGATGGTCTTCATCACGCCCAGCATCGTGTTCTTCATCAGGTTGCCGAGGCTCTGCCAGACGCTCCGCGACCTGTCGAGCAAGGCGTCCCACATGTCTCCGATGAAGCCCTTGATCTCCCCGAACATCTCCTCCTGTTGCTGGATGATCACGTCGTTGGTCTGCGACCAGCCCTGCAATCGCGCGACCTGGAGCGCGGTGTCGGCGTCGAGCCAGATGCCCTCGATTCGTTCCGTGGTCCGCTTCGTCTCCTCGATGATGCTGGCTTCCGACGTTGCGTTGTTGTTGCGGAACACGCGCAGGCGTTCGTTCTCTGCCGCGATCTGCGCGTCCCTCGTCTTCTCGATGCGGACGCGCTCCACGTCGGTGATGTCGGCAATGTTCTGCATCCGCTCCTGCGGCGTGCGCGGGCGCCGCGCGTAGAGATAGCCGCCCTCAAGCGTGGCCGTCCGGTTGATCCGCAGAAGCTCCATCTGGATGGACTCCTCCATCAGTTGCTTCCGCTCCTCCAGAATGATCCCGTTGGTTTCGCGTTCGCCCTCGACGCGGATGCGCTTCTCCTCGTTCTTCCGGAACTCCGCGAGTTTCAGGATGTCGGCGTTCGCGGCGTCCGCGTATCTCTGCTGCTCCTGGCGGATCTGCTCTTCGGACTTCCGCGCCTTCCGGCCCGCTTCCCTGATGCCCTTGAGTTGGAGATCCCCGACGCGCTTGATCTCTTCTTCCTTCGCGGCGACGTTGGTCCGCATCTCCTCGACGTTGGCTTCGGTTCGGAGCCTCACCAGTTCGCGTTGACCGGCGAAGGTGTGATCGCGCAACTTCTCCATTTCGGCAATCGCGGTTTGCCGTTGCGCCTTGGCGATATCCTCGTTGAGCTTGGCCTGCTCCCGGCGCGACTCCTCCTCGCGTTTCGTCACCTCCGTATTGACATCCAGCCAGAGGGCCTTGCGGTAGATCGCGATGGCCTGATCGTTGCCCTTGACCTTGCGGAAGTACTGCTCGTAATCGCTGGTCAACGCGGATATCGTCTCCTGGCCCGCTTTCCGGTTGCGGACTTGCGCCTCTTCCAAGACGGTCATCGCCTGCTCGACTTGCCGCTTCATCTCCTCGACATCGACCTTCGGCAGGCCCGCTTTCAGCCGCGCGATCTCCTCCGGTGTCGCGGGACCATAGCCCGCCCCGGCGGCTTTCTGCTGCGCTTCGGCTTTGGCCCTGCTGCTCGACAGGTATTGGAGAACGGCGCCGCCCAGCAATCCGACGACGATGGCGATGAGGCCGACCGGCCCGCCGACCAGCCCCAGCAATCCGGCCAGCGCGGCGCGGACGCCGGTCGCCGCGACCACTTCGGTCGCCACGCCGGTCGCCGCTCCAGCCGCCGCCGCCGCGCCTGCTCCCGCCACGGCGCCCCCGGCTTTGCCCAGAGCCGTCTGCGCGACCTTCTGCGCCGCTACCGTCGCCGCTGCATTCGCCGCCGCTTCCGTCGCGATCTTGGCCGCTTCCTTCGCCGCCGCATTTGCAGCCGCCCTGCGGGCCATCGCGCCTGCCAGAGCCTCGCCTGCAAGCCCGCCCGCGACCGATGTCGCCACTTCCTTTGCGACCGCTTTGGCGGTTTCCTTTGCCGCCGCTTTCGCCGCCGTCGCCGCCGCCGCTCTCGCCGCCGCTTCGGTGGCCGCTTTGGTCGCCGTCTCTACCGCCGCCTCTGCGCTCCGTCTCGCGACCGCCGACGTAGCAGCCGCCGCCGCGCCGCCGAGGCCCAGCGTGCCACGGGCGCCCGCCGCCGCCGCTCCTGCCCCTGCCGCCGCCGCGCCTGCGCCCGCGCCTTTCAGGAGTCCGCCGATGCTCCTCCAGGCGCCGAAGCCGGTCGTCACGACGGAGATCGCCAGACCCAGCGCGATGATCGCGCCGGTAAGCCCGCCGATCAGAACGGTGATGTCTTTGATCGGCCCCGGCAGTCGGTCGAAGATGTCGAGAAGCCTCCCGAACATGTTGACCAGACTCGACGCGAAGTCGAGGAGCTTGATGAACGACGGCCCCAGCTTCTTGTCGAGGTCGGCGGCGGTATTGATCACCTGATTCTGGAGCCGGTTCGACGCCGCTTCGACGGACACCAGCGCGTCCTTCGCCGCCGCGCCGTTGGTCTTCACCGAGAGCATCGCCAGCGCGTACCGGACGAACGCTTCAGGGTCCATCTGCCGCGCCGACGATTTCAGTTCGGCCAGCGTCTTGCCGAGGCCCTCCGCTGCTTCCTGCGGGAGGTTCATCTTCACGCTGGCGAAGATCGCCTGGATGCTCTTGGCGGTAGGGTTGAACGATGCGCCGACCTTGGACAGGGCTTCGGTGAAAGCTTCCATGCTATCGACGCCTTTGATGCCGTATGCGGCGGTGATGTCGAGGACGTACTGCATGTTCTTGGCGAGATCCTTCGCCGGGATGCCCGCCGCTTGCATCGAGAACGACATTCTGGCGAGTTGGTCTTGGAGCACACCGGCCCGCTCCGCTAGGGCCTTCAACTCCTCCAACTGATCGCTCAATCCGGCGCGGGAGAACTGGCGCACGATCCGGTTCCACTCCTCGCCCATGCCGATCAGTTGCTGGAAGCCTCGCGCGACTCCCAGCGCGGCGACGGCGCGGGCCAGCTTCGCCATCTCGTCGGCGGTGTCATGCACCGACACGTTGACCGACTGCATCCCCTTCGCGGCCTGCTTGGTGGCCTTCTCAGAGGTCGAGCCTACGTTCGCGAGTTTTTGGTTGAGAGCATCGATGTCCCGGCCCGCTTCCTCTCCCTGGAATTGGACCTGGATGTAAATGCGATTCGTCGCCATTATCGGCCCCGATGCTGCGACTGCTTACGGACTTCTTCGGCCTGGAAGGCTTCCCGCTCTTCAGCCAATTGGCGCAGGAGCAGGAAGGCGTGGTACGGAATCTGATTGAGCGTCACGGCTACTCCCGTCTGCATCGCGAAGTCGAGGTCGATCACCGATTGCAGGAGCAAGCCCCCAGGAGACTCCAAATAGTTGTGGAGGAGCAGCGAAGGGCAACCCTCGCATGGCAACGCGGAAGGCCCTGCGTCTGGCTCCTCTGTCAGGACGTAGGGGCAATGTTGCGGCGTCGGGCAGAGGTCTTTCTGCCGTAGCAGCCGGTTGATGATGAATCGGGGCGAAGGACATTCCGGCCATTCCCCGCCGGTTAAAAATTTGTGTCATCCCTCTTCGGCCCCAAGTTCTGGTCGATCACGTCCACCACTGACCGCGCGACGGCGTCCTTATGCACGCCGGGAATCCCGTTCGCGTAGTCGGACGATCTACCGCCGCACTGGTCGTAGAGCCGCGCCCCGGCGTCGGGCGCGACCCTCAGTTCTTGCTGGTTGAAGGGCAGATCGAGCAGCCGGAAACCGGCGCGTCGGAACGAGAGCACCTGATCGGCGGTCGGGATCTTCATGCGGTGGCGCACGCTCCCGACGACCGTCATCATCTCGACTTCGGCTTCCTCTCCTTCGATCTGCACGTTGAACACGTCGGCGGTCGAGATGGTCGTCAGCACTTGCGCGGCTTCGGCTGGCGTCATCTCCGGAGCGCCGTTGAGAGCGATGGCCTTGTACAGCTTCACGTCGGCCTCGCCCGGTTCGGGCGGAACAGTCTCTGAGACGCCGCGCCCCAGCCGCCGGATGATGATCTTGCGCGACCGGGCGCGGGCGCTCCATTCCTCGTCGGTCGGGAAGCGCACCGCGATGGTCTGCGGCGCTCCTCCCGTCGAGGCGACTTGCGCCGGGAATGCGTATTCTGCTTGGCTATCGAATTTCATCTAGACCCTCGTCGTGACCAGCCACGCCAGCGTGAGCAACGCCAGCCCAGCGGCCACCCAATTGATCGACCTGTTTGCGGGCCACTGCGCGTTGACCGTTCCGATCAGGAACATCAACAGGCCCAGGATCACCAGGACGCTTACGAGCATGACCTCCTCCTTTTAGGTGAGTCCGAGAATTCCGGACTTCTCCGTGGTCGCGGAGAGCGTCACGTAGTCGCCGGTCGGCGGCTTGAGGGGAGTCACGACGCAATCCACGGTGACGATGCCATCGGATTCGCCGTTGACGACGGCGGTAAAGACGGCGCGAGGGAAGTTGACGCTGAAGCCGTGCTTGGCGGGACCGGCGCCGATGGTCGCGCCGGTCGTGCTGATGGTGACCGACCCTTCGTTCCCCGGCGCGGGCGTCATCAGCAGAGCGTATTCGGGAGAGCCTTTCAGAGCGCGGGCGACGAAGCGCAACGACACCTCGCGGGAGCCGTACTCCATGCGCCCTCTGATCGCGTATCCGTTCTGCGTTCCGGAGCCGGGATAGAGTCCGGACGGCAGGCGCACGTTGTTCGCCCAGCGAAGCTCCGCAGAGATGAACGACGCCGACATCACGTAGTCGATCCCCAGGATGCTGATGGTCGCGCTGGCCGCATTGAGGAAGTGTTCCGGCTCGATGGCGGGCCACGGTGTGATGCCGGATGGCGCGAGGGTCTTGCCGGTGCCGACCGTGTTCACGCTGACTCTGCAATTTGCGCGGCCAGGTCCCGACTCCATCGTCAGCGTCCAGTCGTTGACGACCATGCCGACCATCGCGCGGTCCACGACCGAATCCGGTTGCGGTCTGATCTGTTCGGCATACGTGAACGCCGGAAGGTTGAGACAGTTCACGACGGGATCGGACGGCACTGCGGTGTAGGTATTGCTGGCCTTGGTCGCCTTGCCGGTCGTGAAGCAGAAGAGCCATGCGAGGAATTCCGACGAGCAGAACTTCTCGATGGTGGCGGCGGTGTCGATGTTCGTCGGGAAGGTCTGCGTCGGGAACTCGTCGCCTTTGCCGATGTCGTCGGCGTCGGTTTCGTTGACCGGCGTCACCACGCCAAGGGCCGGGTTGGTCTTGGTGAGGGACCACATTTCCGCTGGCGTGTTCGGCGTCGGCAGATCGGCCTGCGCGACGAACCCGAAGGCAATCTTCGTCTCGCGGACGTTGGCAGGGCAGGAAGTGGGGCCTGCCAGCAGGCCGGGATCTACTGGCGGCGGCGTCACGTCGAGCGGCGCGACGGGCGCATTGTGCGCGGGCGGGCGCGGTGTAGCCATGTTATGCGTCTCCTGTTTCTTTGGTTTCGGTTTGGATCGTCCAGTAATCGATCTGTTCCGGATCGCTCACGCGCGTGAGCAGCATGACGCTGGTGGGATCGACGCCAGCCATCACCGGGCAGAAGTACCAGCGTTGCCCGTCGCCTGGATCGGGCACGCCGCGCATGATGTCATCGATGATCTTGAAGGTCGTCTGCCCTTTCTGCGGGCGCACGTAGAACTCGACGCGATGCAGCCAGCGGGCCATCTCGCCTTCGGTCTGAATCGATTCGACGGCGGCGACGACCACGGTTCCCGGCGCCATCGAGTACTTGGCGGATTCCAGGTTCTGACGAACGGGATTGCTATCGATGTACGCGATGATCGACGCCGGGACCGGCGGCTCGAGGTCCGCGACCAGCGGCTGGATGCGCCGCAGAGCGTCCACTATCGCGTTCGTCAGATCCGCCAGACTAACCATTGACCTGATACCAAGCGTTTTTCGCCAGAGCGCCGTAAGCGGTCTGCACGTCCCTGTAGAGCGCGGCCTGATCCGATCCGGAGAGGCCGATCATTTCCTCATGCAATTGCGCCTGCCTCGCGTGCTGCCGCGCCTCGCGCGAGGTGTTCTCCGCTCTGATCACGCCGTTGATGGCCTTCCGCAAGATGAAGTTCTTGAGCATGACGCCGGTCAGATTGTTGTCGCGGTAGGGCCGACCGACGTTGCGGACCTTCTTCTTGATGAACACGTACTTCTTGTTGAGCGGCTTGGCCTGTTGCCCGTTCGCGTTGATGTGTTTCTCCCAGCGGGCCTTCTGCTCCTTGACCATGCGGTTGCCGATCCTGGTCAGCTTCCCGTTGTCGAGGTTCGGCTTCTTGACGTGGCCGGTGCGCGGAACGTTGACCTTGACCATCAGGCCCCTCCTGACGGGTTTTGCAGCACGACGTTGGACGCGCCGTACTTGTAGGCGTCGACGCGCACGACCTCGTAGATTGAGCCGTTCGACGCCACCGTGTCGCCCACTGCGGGCGGCGCCGGGAGATGCCGGTTGAGCACCTGGATATGCGAGTAGCGCCCCGGCGAGACATCCTCGTCTTCGGCGCCCTCCTTCCACATGACGCTGATCGGCCATGCGTCGTCGGGATTGCCCGCGATGCGGTACTCGACATCGCGCCGGAACTCCGTCATCAGGGCTTCCCAGAGCATCGGAACGTGGACGGACGTGAAGCGGTCGACGCCCGAATCGAGGTCACCCGCCGCGCGAATTCCGGCCCTTGGCGACAAGCCGGAAAACGCGCTGGGTCGGGGATTGCCTGCGCGTCCCGCCGTGTTAGCGCGCGCCGACAAATGCGAGAAAGGCCCGATGAACGGGTTGGTGTAGCCCTTCGCCACTAGATCACCTTGGCTTTGAACGAAGCGTTGGGCCTGTACGGGACCAGGAGCGGCGCCGACTGCAACAGAATGAAGCGCACGCTGGGGTCAGGCTCCACCCACGACTTGACGTAATACGGCACGGCCTGGAGTCCCGCCTCTTCGTCGCGGATGGCGCCGTAGGCGCGGACGCCGTCGAGTTGCTGAGACGCCATGATCACCGAATCGATGGGGAGGATCGGCTTCTCAGTGCTATCGGCGGGATCGACGTACCACGACGCATAGACGTAGATGTCGAAGCCGTCGATGTTCCCGATGAAGGTCCCGCCCTCCGTCGAGCCAGCCGCGTTGAGCGAGAGCGTGGTGCTCGTCCCGCGCCGGATGTCGAGCCGCTCTTTGACATCGGCGTGATTGCGGAAGACCTTCCAGACGGCCAGCGGCATGATCACGTCGGTCATGTAAATGCCGGTCGATTGCAGCCCGATCTGCGCCCAGTCCTGTAGATCGTCCAGCGGATGCGATCCGGCGGCGCTCCAGAGCGTGGCGGCGGTGATGGTGTTTCCGGGGGCGCGTTGAAAGTCCACGATGGCCTGCGGGTACTTGTCGCCCACGATGGTCACCTTGCCGGTCGAGAGGATCTCGCCCGCCATGACCTCCTGGCGCCGTTGCAGCATGTTGACTTGGTCTTCCATGTCCATCGCGATCAGAGCGCGTTGCCGGTCCATCGGACTCATCGTGCCGCCCCAGTTCTCGCCTGCCGACCGCTTGAACGGGCGCAGCATGTCGAAGACTCTCTTGTCCTTGACATAAGCTGGCCGGAAGCTTCCCGTCCGGTATCCCGGCGAGGCCACGATCTGGCCTTCCACCAGGAACGAGACGAACGGCGAGATGCGCCGTGTGCCATCGACCACGTCGAAGTGGATCTCCTCGCTCTGTTCGCTTTGCACGGTCTGGAAGTAGCGTTCGAGCAGAAACTGTGTGCTTCCCTTCAGGCTCGTCACCACGCGATTGAGCGTGCCTGTGCTCCAGAGGTCCATGTGACTCTCCTACGCGGCGGGAGTTAGAGGTGAAGGGTCATGCCGCCTGACCGGGTCGTCGCCAGACGCCGGTCAGACGGCGCTACTCGATGCGATTACTTGCGATGCGGTTCGGGCGGCTTCGGAGGCGGCGGCTTGGGAACGTCCGTCCGCTTCTCCTTCGGCTCCTTCTCTGCTTGCTCCTCCGCGAACTCTTCGGCGGCGATGCCCAACGCGCTGGTCGCGAGGCCGGGATTGTCGGCCTTCTCGTCCTGCGTCAAATACTGGAACGGCGAATCCGATGGCGGCTGCTTCTCCTCCTCGACGGCTTCCTCCGTCTCTTTCGCGGCGGCGCGGGCCTTCTTCAGGTTCGCGATGGCTTCCTTCGCTTCGGCCTCTGTCGGGACCGACTTGGCGAGACTGCCGTCCGCGATGATGACGCTCTCGATGTAGATGCCGACATCGCGCAGGGCTTCGGTGCAGTCGGCGTGCGACAAGGCTCCCGGCCACTGGATGGCGTCGGCCTTCATCCTGCCGGTGAGATAGACGCCTGCCTGCACGGTCGCGGTGCTGGCGTCCACGTCATCGACCAGGACGCAGTTGCAGTCGGCGGCGGCGGCGGGCACGGTGATGACGCCGGTCGCCGCGACGATCTTGAGGATGGCGCCGCGTTTGAGGATGCCGATCCCCGACGCCACGGTGCCCTTGCGCGAGGTCACGTCGTGACCGTCCGCGAGGAGCGGCGACAGGAATACCGGCGTCTGAAAGCCGAATGTGGCTTTGCTGATGGGGTCATAGGTAGCGGGCATGAGTACACTCCTTTCTTACGCGGCGCTATGGCGCCGATCCTTCGGGACGAACGCCAGGATCTTGGCGGCTTCGCTGGCTTCGGTGTCCGGTTCCTGCTCACCCGTGCCGACCTTCGGGTTCGCCACCTTCGCCATCTGCGCGGCCAGCGGATCGACCGGCGCGGCGGCGGCGGGCGCGACCGGCGAGGCCGCGAGGATCTTCTTGGCCTCTTCGGGCGACATGCTGGTTTCGAGAGCCAGCGTGCGGGCGAGAGCTTCGCGGCCCGTGGCTTCGGGCGCGTTCAGGATGGCCGCGATGCGCTGGCGTTCGGGCGCCCGCAGATCTTCGGCGTGGATGACGCGGGCGGGCGCAGGCGCCGCAGGAACGGGTTCGGGTGGAGCCACCGGGACCGGAGCCGCCGGGGGCTGGGGATTGTCTGCCATCGTTATTTCCTCCTTCACTGAAACGGTCGTAGCGCGTGGCGTGGACTCAGCCGCCAGACGCGCTACCAGCGGCTCGAAAGTTCCGATCTCGTCGGCCATGCCCGCCGCGACGGCGTCTCTGGCGATGAGCATCTTGCCCTGCCCGAAGCGGGCCTCAACGGTTTCCGTTGAGACGCCGCGAAACGCGGCCATGCGACCGATGAAGATCTCCGCGAGAGCGTCGACTCGCGCCAGGATCTGCGACCGGCCCTCGTCCGTCGCTGGATCGGGCCGCTTGTACGGAGACTTGCTCGACACGATCTCGTAGTTCTTGACTCCCTGCCGCTCCTGCGCGGCGCGATTGTCGCGGATCGACGCCACCACGCCCAGAGAGCCAAGCTCACTCGACTCCGACGCGACCACATGCGGCGCCGCCAGAGCCAGCCAGAGGCCACCGGACGCGGCCATGTTGTCCACGTATGCGGTCACCGGCTTCACCTTGCTCCCGGCGCGGATCTGGTCCGCGAATTCCTGAATGCCCGCGATCTCGCCGCCGGGAGAGTCCACCTCGAGCAGGATGCTCTTGACTTGCGGGTTCTCCAGCGCGGCCTGGAAGCTGTTCGCCAGCACCTGGACGCTGGTCGCGCCGCTCACTTCGGTGACGAGGTTCGCGTAGCGGAAGAGCGGCCCGGTGACGCCCAGGATCGCGACGTTGTTGCGGATCTCGACTCCATTGCCTGCATTGTCGAGCGGTCGGCCCAGCTTCGCCGCGACGGCCTCAAGATCCACCGTCCCGGCCTGCTCGACGCGGGCGATGAGGTTCTCCATGTCTTCGGCCTTCATCACCCACGGACGGTTGTGGAGCTCGCCCAGAATGCGGAGCAACGCGGAGCGCGGCATTATGCGTCCTCCTCCTCTTTGCTCTCGTCGTCTTCGTCGTCGTCCACGTCGTCGGACTCCTCGTCGGGCGTCTCCTCCTCTTCCTCGTCGTCCTCTTCCTCTTCCTCGTCGGGCTTCTCCTGCGGCGGCGTTCCGGCCATCGGCGCGGGCATGAGATTCAACTGGCGCATCCGCTCCAGTTCCAAGGCCCGCTGATCGAGAACCTCAACCCAGTCGAGGCCCTGTTCGGCGCATTCCATCTCAAGCGTCGAGATCATGTTGGTCATCCTTATCTGCGCGGCGTTCGCCTCTTTGACGGCGTCGGTGTAGCCGCGTCCCGGCCCCAGCCATTTGCACTTGAGATAGAGCGGCATCAACTCGTAGAAGTCGGGGGCTTCGATCAGGCCAGCGTTGACGACCTCCTCCAGCCAGAGCTTGTAGACCGGCGAGGCCCAATACGTTCCCAGCCACTGGCGCCGCGCCAGGAAGAATCGCCACGCCTCATTCAACGCGGCGCGCGCCGACGAATAGTTGGTTTTCGAGAAATCCTTGTAGACCAACTCATACGGCAGGCCCAGCGCGGCGCCGATCTGTCGCGAGATCGACTCGACAAACGCCGGGTATGTGTTCGGTGGCCGGTTCGGCGTGTACGGCGTGAGCTTGTCGCCGGGATACAAGGGGATAAAAGTGCCCCCTTCCATCTGCGGTCGGTACTCGCCTTTCGAGGCCAAATAGGCGTTCGGATCGCCGCCCATCAACTCCGCGATGCCCGCAGGGTCCATCGGCGTCTCGATCACGCCCGCGACCAGCGAGTTCACGATGGCCGACTGTAGCTCCGTCCGCTGGTAACTATCCAACATGCGGAACTGCTCGATGATCGGCGTGAGCACCGGCTTCCCGCGCGACTGATCCACGCGATCCTTCGAGAAGATATGCAGCACCCGCTTGCGGCCCCAGTCGGTTTCCGCCGGGATGCGCTCCCACTCGACAATTCCGCGATTCGCGAACAGACCTCCAGCGGTGAGCGTCAGATACCAGATCTCCAGACCGCTCCAGGTCGGGTTCTTCAGGACGTGGTACGCGAGAGGCTTGCCGTAGTCATCGAACTCGATGCCGCCGCGCAGGTTCAGGGTGCTCTGCTCGAAATTGGGGTTGCACAAGCGGTCGGTGTCGACCAGTTGCACGCACGTCTTGAACGGCGTGTCCGGTCGATCTAACCAGAGCGGCAACGCGAGGGCCTCGCCGTTCTGGAGCGAGGACCGGAACACCAACTGCGTCATCTGCGCGAACGTCATCTGACCGGCGGCGTCACACGCCATTGTGTTCGCCCACGTCGCCCAGAGGCTCTCGACGCCTCGCGCCCACTCTTCCGCCCACTGGATGTCCCGCCCCAGAGCGCGGTAATCCGGCATCGCGGCGAGGCGCAGGCCCGTGCCGACCGTGTTATCGGTGAGCGTCTGGAACGTCCCGCTGGCGATGCCGTTGTTGCGGTCGAGGTCCCGGCTCCGCGCGATCAGCAGATCCTGCTCTGGCAGAAGCTCCACGTCGGCGGGCGCCCGCTCCGGTTGCCAGTTGGTCAGTTGCTTCCGGGTACGGCTGGCCCCGGCGTATGCGGTGTCGCGGTAGCGGGCTAGCTGGGCGCCGAAGCGAATCCCCGGCGCGGAAGGAGGATTCGTCCAGCGTCCCAGGAGCCGCGCCAGTAGACCATGCCTTGGAGCTACTGGCGCGGCGGTCGTCGCGACGGCCCGACGAGGTTCGCGACGATTCTGCAAGGTCGGTGTCATGGGCACGCCTCGATGCTGATCGGCCTGCGGCGCATCGTGACCGCAGAGGTCGGATCGATTTGGCCCTTCAACCAGTCAATGAACCGCTGGAGGTCCGCGATGTTCGTCTGGTTATAAACGACGCGCCCAAGCTGGGGCGTCTCGATGGCGACGACGGCCTGACCGGCGGCATAGCGGGCCATCTGCGCCGACGCCTGCAAGAGCAGTTCCGCGTAGGGATTGATCGGCGTGACCGGCGTGACCGGCGCGACCGGCGCCGCCTCAACCGTAGCGGCGGCTTGCCCTGAGACGCCGTTGGAGGTGGCCGTAATGGTCGCGGCCCCGGCGGATATGCCGGTGACGAGTCCTTGGGAATCGACCGACGCGACCAGCGGATCGGATGACGCCCATACGCTCGTCAGCGTCATGTCCGCGCTATCGCCGTTGCTGTAGACTTCGGTCGCGGAGAACTGTTGCTCCTCCCCGGCAGTGATCGTGACGGTGACCGGCGTGACGAGTACGTGTGCGATAGCGGGCATTCTCAGTCGTCCTTCTCACTCGCCCACTCGAATGCCTCGTAGGTTTCGCGGTCCCATCCTTCGGCAATCAGGTCGGGGCATTCGCGGGCGAACTCCTCGTCCAGGCGGGCCTCTTCCAGTTCCGCTTGCTCAAGCTGATACTGCTTCATGAAGCCCATCGGTTACTCCAGCCAATCGTGGCTCGATGACATCGAGCGGAACCTTGGAACAGGCGAGGACGCCTTTGTTTGCGGGCCTGCGGACGCGCCCGTGGTTGCCGGTCTGGCGGTCTGATTCGGATCGCTCAACTCCTTCTCCATGCCGTCCCATCGCTCCGGTTTCCAACTCTCGAAACGCAACGACGCGGCGGCGGCTCTCGCATACACGCGACAGTCGAGAGCCTCGTTGCGGTCGCGGATCGGCTCCCACTTGCTGATGCGCCTGCCCGCCACAGTGCGCGTGATCAGAGCTTCTGCGGTCAACTGCTCGAAATACTCCTTCCCATACGCCGGGAAGTGGCAGAAGCCGACCGGCCATTCCTCGCCTTTCGCGAGATCCGGCACGGGCTGGCGCAACCAGCGGTACAACTCCTCCTTCGCGATATTGGTATTGCAGGGCCACAATCGGATGCCCCACTTCACGCGCGATCCGGTGGGACCGGCCTCGATCAACGAGGGTGCGCTGACGAGGTTGGGCCTTGTCGTCTGCCCTTTAATCGCCATCACGCGCTGGCGCGACTGCTTCCTGATCCAGTCGTAGCAGGCCATCGTCTGAAAGCCGGTGTCCACGCCCATGCGGCGGATCTTGATCGGCTGGCCGTACTCCGTCCGGAAGTCTTCATCGAGCAGTTCGGAGAGTTGCGCCCAGACTTGCGGCTGGTTCGTCTCGCCGTCGAAGCGCCGGTAGTCCACCGACCACGACTCCTTGTTCCGGCCCCACGCGACGACTTCCACCTCGATGCGCCGAAGCTGCACGTCCACGCCTGCGGTGAGCACCAGCCCGCCGCGAGGCACGACGCCGACCTCGTAGCCCTCGCGCCGCTCGTACAGCCGCTCCGCGTCGGGCACTTCGGAAGCGTCCGCGTAGGGCAGGCCCAGCACCGTGTTCCAGAACACCTGGAGCTTCTCCGGATCGCGACCGGCCTTCTCCCGCTTCTCCGCAACCTCGCCCCAACTCAACCAGCCGACCGGCGAGTTCAGCGAGGGCAGATGGTAGCCGTGGATCTTCGGGTTCGGGACGCGATGCCGCCACTGGCCGCGCTGGAGCATCCACTCCTTCGCGTAGTTCTCAATCGGGCGGGCGCACGCCTCGCAGTGATACTTCGCGAGATGCGGCTGACCCTTCGGCCAGCGCAATTGCTCGAATGCGAGGACCAGGAACTCGCCGCAGTGCGGGCACGGCATCCACCACTGCGCCTGAGAGCTTTCCTCGTAGAACCGCTCGATCCGGCTCCGACCGCTCACGACCGGCGTCGAGGTGATCAGGATCTTCCGGCGCGGGAAGTTCGACGTGCGGGCAATCGCGAGATCGCAGGGGTCGCCCTCGCCGCCGACATCGCCGCCATATCCGTCCACCTCATCGAGGAACAGATACCGCACCGGCATCGAGCGCAGGCCCTTCGGTGAGTTCGCGCCGACCAGCACCAGGACGCCGCCGGGGAACTCCTTCGCGAGGACGCTGTTTCCGCCGTCTCTCGCGCGTGGCGCCGCCACCAGCCCTCGCAACGCGGGCGAGTCATCGATCAGCGGCTGGATGCGCTGGCGCGAGTTGCGCTTCGCCATGTCGGTCGTCGGCTGCACGGCCATCATCGGCCCCGGCGCCATGTGCATGTTGAAGCCGGTCCAGTTGTTGCCGCACTCCGTCTTGCCGATCTGCGATCCGGCCATCACGATGACCATCTGCACCCGGCTCGACGGCGACAGGTCGTCCATGATGTCGCGCAAGTACGGCACGCGCGACGTGCGCCACGGGCCGGGTTCCGGCGACGACCGCTCCGTCAGCATCCGGTAGCGGTCGGCCCATTCGCTGATCTTCAGCAGAGGCTCCGGTCGGAGCGCGGCCAGCGCGGCCCCCCGGTACACCTCGACGCCGGTCAGCATGGGCGTCATGCCGCTTTGCCCTCCTGGGCCGCAAACGTCTCCAGAGTGCGGCGCAGCTCGCCCTCTAATAGCTCGTAAATGGTCGCCTCATCGGTCTGGCCGACTAACTGACCGGATAGGCGGGCGGGCACGTTCAGGATCGCGTCACGCAACTGCCGGTAGAGCCGCGAGGCTTCCTTCTCCACGTCGGCCCGCGTCACGACCTCGCCGCGCCGAAGCTGTAGCTCCAGGCTCCTGCGCTGGGCGTCATACACCTCGCGCAACGCGCGGGCCTGCGTGTAGGTCATCCCCGGCACGGCTTCGGTCGGAGCAGGCTCACCCGGTGAGCCACCCCTCGCGATCAGCTTCGGCCCCGGTCGCGCCTGCGCCGCGTCGGTGTTCTCCAGCCACTGCCGGTCGGCCTCGTCGGAGTCGATCTGGTTGTCGCCGGTCAACGCGATCCGGCCCGCCGCGATTGCGTACTGCACCGCCGTCGTGTCGCATCCGCGATGAGCCGCGTAGGCGGCGATTCCCAGAAGCATGAATACACCTTGCAGTCAAGCGCAGATGGGAGTACCATTCTGCAAAGCGGTTCAGCACTGATTGGATTTTTCTGAGGGCTAGAGAAGGCAGATCTGGGTCGTCTGGTATCAGACGGCCCTTTTCGTTGCACAGTACCAGCACTTCCTCAAGAAGTCAACAAGATAGCCGCTCCCCAGTACCGCCGGGACTTGATTTCCCCGTAAATCCCTGAAACTGTTGACTTTCCGGAATTCCTCGTTCTCCGAGCCGTGATTTTCGCGTAAGTCGTTGAAAGAAGCGGATTTAGCCACTCGCACAGGTTCCGTTGTGCGGGCGGCGAAGCCCTCGAGGGGCGTCCGGCCTGTAAGGACCCTGGAATCAACGACTTAGCGGGAATCCGGCGGGTGCCACCACCTGCCAGTGGGCGCGGGTGGCGGTCAGGGCGAGGTATCCAGGTTACCTCGTTTGTTTTCAATCACTTGCGGAAGTCCCATCGAATCAACGACATAGCTAAACCCATCATTCCATTGCACTTACGTAAGTGCATGAAAACACAGCACATCGCTATCTCATTTGTTTTCAACGCGATACGATTTTTCTTGACATTCGGCACCGACTATGAGATCCCCTGCCCGCGGTCCTTTAGAATCATGAGGATAGCCCGATTATTAAAATGCATTAATTTTCACGATTTTTCGCACGGGCGCCCGCGCGTCCGAAAGTACTATCGGCTAACCTATTGATTCCATTAAAAACAGAATTGCACGACCTGGCACGAAACCTGGCAGGGGCAGGACGCCGGCAGGGCAGGACGGCAGCAGGCAGGGCAGGACGGCAGCAGCAGGGCAGGCAGGACGGCAGCAGCAGGGCAGGACGGCAGCAGCAGGGCAGGCAGGACGGCAGCAGCAGGGCAGGACGGCAGCAGCAGGGCAGGCAGGACGGCAGCAGCAGGGCAGGACGGCAGCAGCAGGGCAGGCAGGACGCCGGCAGGGCAGGCAGGGCAGAAGAGAGCACGACGACCAGACCACGGCACGCGCCGCGGCCCCGAAACGGAACCTCGACCGTTCAGGATCGGAGAAAAACCCCCGACGCTGGTCGTGAAAAGCTTTTCAAGTTGGGAACAGGGCAGGCAGGGCAGGCAGGGCAGGCAAAGCAAAACGCCCGACAGGGTCAACCTGTCGGGCGTTTCAGGGCAGGCAGGCAGGGCGCCTGCTAATCGAAGTCAGTCCGGACACCGTCACGATACACAATCGACCGAACGTAGCCGTTACCGTCCAATTCGATGGTGCCTGTCCCATGCGTCATCTGAAGCACCATCTCTACTGCCGTCACATGGGAGTACATCTCTGCTTCGGTCGTGTCCGGACTCTCAAACAAGCACTCTGTCAGCCCTGCCGTATTGGTAAACATCACGGAGTAATGACCGCGTTTCGCCTGCCCTGCGTCCTGCCCGCCATCCTGCCCTTCCGTACTCATAACCTCCACGATATTCCAGCCCCAACCAACCTCAGCACGCGCGAATTCCTGTGCCCGCTCAAACGTATCGAACGCGCCTTCGGCGCACGGGCGCCATGCGTCATACTCGTTCTCTCGCACCATGATAATGAACTGCCCATGCTGCATTGGTTTGGCACACTCCCATTGTTCGCCACCTTGCACGACCTTAGCAGCACGCCATAGCGTATCCTCCAATTCATCTATCGCATCGGAGATGATACGCTGCACCATAGCGCCGTCAAGATCCTGATTGGTAAATAGCTCTTCAACCTCTTGAAGGCGTTTCAATTGCTCTTGTGTCATGTGGTTTTGTCCTGTCCTGTCCTGTCTTACTTCACGGGCGCCGTCAAGGCGCCCAAGCTAACGAAGTTTTTGCTTCCCCTGCCATGAACCACGATAGCGATATCCTTACGTGTGTCATCGGCGCCTGTCGTGCCACTGCATAGCTTGCAATTTTCGCACGTGGTGCGGTGTTCCATTTCATCGGAAGCAGGGCACATAATCTCAGTCCACCGCACGGATTCATCAGCCGTACGGACACGGAAGGTTCTCCAGCCCTTTTCTTTCGCCATGATGTAATCTGCCGCGGAATCACAGCTAGCCATGAAATAGCGCCTGTATGCCTGATACTCAGGACGGCGCCATTGATGCGTATAGCCCGTCCAACCATCGGACACGACCGCGAGATCAGACACCATCGACAGGGGAAGCAGAATCGGCTCACCATAGGCGCCGAAGCGGATTTTCCGCCCTGCGAACACCGCGCGGTATCCCTCGCGCGACAGGACAGGGTAGTTACCACGCTGGTAAGCCCGCCATACGCTCAAGGGCGCCTGCCATACGTTCACATAGCAATACTCACCGCGGGCAGGACAATCGAAGCACACGATATCGTCCTGCCCTGTCTTAACCGCCGTGGCAGGGTCTATGTCGCGCGGGAGTAGCCATATCTGTACCATGTTGCCCGTTTTCGGATTCTCCGTCTCAAGCGTAGCTATAGCCACGATATTGGCGTTCTCATACATCACATATCCTGTCGGGCGGGCGTTTTTCTTTGTCATGAGTCCATTCTGCACTTGACAGGCAGGCGCCGTAAAGAGTACTAATGGGGCGCCGCGCGACTTATGCGCCGGCGCCAGCGCAGGCGGGCACCGCTCGAGGTTAAGTTGTTGATCTGCCAGGTCTTAGCTCTAACACTGGCACCATGTGCTGCATTTCAGACGCCGGTGTCCGGTGGCTAAAGCCCGCCCTGTCAACAGGTTGGACCGAAACGGCGGGTCAAGTGCCTGATTCTAAAGGGCAAGCCGCCAAGTGCCTGATTCTAAAGGGCAGGCCCGCAAGTGACTGATTCCAGGCCGGTTGCACAAGTCCTTTGGAATCAACGAGGTAACCGGGAGGTAACCGGATACCGCGGGCGCCCCGAAACAGGCCCCCAAAAGCGTGGGGGGGCCGAAAAACGGCCTTTTTTGGAAAGGTGTCACGGAAGTAAAATGCTTCTTGCACTTACGGGCCGCGGGAAAAGTCAGGCCGGCTGCACGTCGAGCACGTTATAACAGGCGACGTTGCGGTTCTTATCGATCCCGGCATATTCGAGGGTCACGCGGAGGACGGGCTTGAGCGGGCAGGGGCGGATGCGGAGGACAGGGCTGGCGGGGGCGGGCGTCTGGTCGTCCCACATGAAGTGGTGCGGTTTGCCGGCGAGATAGAACTCTCCGATCATGGCTGGCCTGGAGACAGGGGGGGGCGACGACCGATTCAGCCGCCGCCCCTGTTGCCCGATCCCGGCGAAGTCATGCGGGACCGGGTTCGGCGCGGAGGTCCGCTCAACGGGAAGCTGAGATGGACGAGCGCCGAAGCTTTCATCGCGTGTGCCTTTGCAGATGGTGTGTGCGGGATGTCCGATGACTTCGGAGTGAGGGCATTCCCGTGAGGCCCGGTTGCGGTTCAAGCGATTGGCCCCAGCATACCAATAAAAAGGCCCGCCAGCATCAAAGCCAGCGGGCCGCGAAAGGACAAACCACATGTCAAAACGAAACGACTACCAGAGACGGCTACATTGTATCAGTCTCCGTTATCGACTAGGAGGGCGATGCGCTCCAACTCCATGCCGTGCAGCCTGCGGACCAACTCGTAGCGGCTATCGCGGGTGCCATCGGCGTTGCCGCAGTGGCAGTCCTCCATGCCGCAGAGAGCGCGGCGCACGCGATTGTAGGTCTTCAGAGAGACGGCGTCTCCGACGTTGGCGCGGACCTTGGCCTGCGTCTTGTGAAAGCTATTGGTGAGCACGATCATCTTGCGTCTCCTTAGCACCACTGAATCGCCTCGTTGTACATGGCCTCGACGGCGGCATCGGAGGAGTCGCGGATGCCACTCCAGTCGTACCCCTGCGGCGGCACGTAGCCGGCGATTCCATACCCGTCCTGAAGATCCCAGAGGGCCTCGCAGAACTCGTTGCTGCCCTCCTGCCATGCCTTGTAGAGGTACTCCATTCGTTCTTCGCGGCTCATGCTTGTTTCTCCCGTTTCTTCATGCATCGTTCACACCGGCAGTTGTTGACTTGGGCGTTGTGCTTCTTCCAGATGACGCCGCCCGTGTAGCTCTTGCGCTGGGCGCCTCGACGGCGCCCCACTTCCGCATAGAGGATCTGGTCGGGGATGGTGGACATGTCGAGAGCCTTCGTCCACTTGGCTCCAGGCAGATCGAACGTCGCGCCCATCACTTCACCTCCATCAGATCGATCAAGGTAGCCACGCTGACGCCGCATGGCGTGACCCATTCGCCGTCGCGCAGGATGTAACGGATGGCTCCGTTCTCGCGTTCCTCGTAGTCGCGCCACTCCTCATCGTCGTAGAGGACATAGATCGAGCCATCGCCAAACTCCGCGATGGAGCCAAGGCAGGCGCCCTCGTCGGAGGAACCCAGGACGCGACCGTGCAGGGCCAGGATCGCGCGACGGCAGGCGTCGGCGTCGTCGCCGGCATAGACCTGGACCTGATCGTCCTCGTCGTACTGATCGTGCTTCAGGTACACGTTATAGCGCGGCTCTTCGGCCATCTCGCGGTCATCGGCCTTCTCATGCTCGACCCACGCATAGACGCACGGGAAGTCCAGGTCTTCGCTGTAGCCCTCCAAGGGCCGCACAGCGCGGGCGCAGAGGTCGTTGTGGTAGGAGTGATCCTCGAATCGAAGCTCCCGCAGAAACGCGGGAAACTCGATGCTGGGCCACTCGTTGAAGCCGTTCTTGACAGGGGCTGGAATGCTCATTGATTCACCTTTGCTTGTTCTTGCGCCACGCGCACGGCTTCGGTCAAAGCCTGCGCCAGCCGGTTCGCCTCTTCAATCGAGAGGCGGGCGCGGAACCGGGGGATGGTCACCTGAGGGCGCGGGATGGGTTGCGCCTCAGAGCGGTAGGCTTCGGAGTGCTCCTCCGTCACCACGTTGCAGATGTCTTGAATGTTGATGCGGGCCATTACCTTCCCTCCTGCGCCAGCCGACCGCAGACGCGGCAACGGCGAACGCCGTCGAAGACTCCGACCGGGAACTCTCTGACGCAATCGCAGACGGCCTTCTGTTCCTGCTCGTAGACGTAGGCTTCGGCGGCATCGACCAGACCCTCGCCGCCGCACGTCGGGCATTCCAGGGTCACAGCGGACCCTGGAAGGGTTTCCTCGTAGGTGACGGTCGTAGCGCCCTTGCACTGCGGGCAAACGATGTCAGCGGGCATTCTTGACCTCCAGTGCGGCCCGTAAGCCGCCGGCCTGAAGCCAGCTATCGACGCCGGCCTGCACCTCGTTCCAGAAGGCCACGTCTTCCACGTCATGGGCGTCATCCTCGAATGCGCCGCCGTAGCCGTTGGCGTCGACGTAATCGTGGAGCTTGCTGAAGCTGGCAGCATCGCGCGGGATGCAACCCTCCTTCGCGTCTTCGATAATCTCTTGTTTGGCGCGTTCGATGACGCGCTTCAATTCGTCTGACATGCCCCTACTATACCAGATGCACGCATCTGGCAGCAACATGAATCTGCCCTTGACGGCAGATGCACGCATCTGGTAAGATTTGAGGCATGGAAGAGACACCCATCACAACAGTTTGTGAACAATGCTTCGCGCAGAATTTCACGCCGGTTGCCGGCGACAAGACGGACGGGCAACTCTGCCCTGAGTGCCAGTCGAAGGGCATGATCATCCGCATCGAGACGGAGCCGAACGAGGAATATCCGCGCTTCGTCGCCGGTCTTTCGATGGCGTCGGCATGGATTGACGAGGGCGGCGTGTACGGCGAGTGGTACGAGTTCAGCAACGCGGAGTATCAGGGCGCGTTGAAGGAGGACTGGTTCAAGTTGGCCGACCTCGATGACTCTTCCTTTGAAGCCCTGCAAGCGTCGGTCGAAGTCCGGTCGGCCTTCCTGCGGGAGTTCTGGGCGAAGCACCGGGATACGCTGGTTGCCCGCGACAACGCCATGAACGAGTGGGAGCAGATCAAGGCCGGTCGCCCGAAGCCGATCCACTGGCTCGACATTCCGGACTTCAAGATCATCCTCACGCGCATGAGCTAGCCTCTGCCCTGCTCGATGAAAGCCCTCCCTTCGGGGAGGGCTTTTTGCGTTTATGGGGGGAGTTCCTGGCCGATCATCCCGCATCTTCCCGCCTCATCGGCTGGACGACGGCCAGAGCCTTTAGTTCGGGGAAGTGGTCCGTCTTGCGGATCAGCGCCTGATTCACCAGGACGTTCTCGCCGCGGACGTACATCTGCCACGCCTTGACGATCCGCGCCAGCGTCTCGCCGTTGCGGAGCCGCTCTCCGTGTCTCAGGCTGAGAAGCTCGTCACGGAGGACGGCAATCGGATGGTCCTTCGACGGGAGGTCGATGCCCTCGATCAATGACCGGAAGAATTTCGCGGCCCGCTTCTCATCGATCTGGTGCAGCAGATAGCTCCCAGCGCGGAACGCGCCCAGAGCGAACGCCTTCCCGCGAAACACCGCCGGCAGCTTGACCAGATGCTGATGGATGCCGGGATGCAGTTCCACGCACTCGCAGACTTGCGCCGCGGTCGGGAACTGTTCGCCGCCACGGGCGCCATTCCATCCCGTGCCGTTGAAGAAGCCGCGCTCCCACTGCCAGATCACGGTGGCGACGGCGGCTACCTCGCCGGGTTTCTCGACGCCCTGCACCTTGAGGTCGTCACGCGCCGACCGCTTCCGGTTCTTGTCGAAGCCGGCAAAAGCTGCCGGCGGAAGGCCGATCTGGACGATCAGGGGAACGTGCCCCGGCTCTGACCGGATCAGCGCCCAGAGAACATGCTGGCCGTTGATCAGCCGCTCATCGGTATCGAACGCGATCTGCTCGACCCACGGTTGCCACTTGCCGGCGTTCATGTCGGCCAAGTAGCGTTTGCCGACTCCCTCGTTCAGGCTTCGCTGAGACTCCTCGTCGCGTTGCAGAAGCCATCTGGTGGCCTGCTCCTTGGTCACGTCCTGGCGCCAGACCTCCCGCCCGCCCGCCGCGGAGCGGGTGGCCGCATCCATGAAGTCTGGATACTGAACCTTGATTCGTCCGTTTCGTTTTCGTCCCATTTTCACAACTCCTTCACTTCCAGCCCCGGCCCCAAGCTTTCGAGCCAACGGAAAAGCCGGTCCATCGGCTGGCCCAGGAACTTCTCCACGACCGGGGCGCACTCCACGATGACGCCGTCTTCATCGGTCCCGACCTCGACCGTCATCTTCGGGTGGCTCACCCAGAGTCGATGCAGCATCCTCGCATTCTCCGCAGTGGATCGTTCCACGTTCCATGATCTGCTCCAGCTTGTTCAGCAGGACGACCGTGTGACCGCATTCGAGTTCGACGTGCGCCATCAGCGGCGAACCCAGCAGGACCAGCTTGTCGAGCACTCGCGCGATGCGGCGATGGTGCGGCCCGACCGGCGTGTCGCCTTTCGTCAGATAAAGCCCTTCACCGACCTTCTTCCGTTTGCTCACGCGCTTCCTCCTGCATGGCCCTGATCAGTCCGATGGCAAGCTCCACCGGATCGTGCGACGGCAGAATTCCGCGCCGCTTTCCCTGCTCCAGAATGTAGTCGCACCGCTCGACGTTGATCTCGACATCGCCCTGGAGCAGCCCGTACATCATGCAGTCTGCGATCACTCGCGCCCCGGCGGCGCCGTCCACGGCTTCCTGCCATTGCGCTGGTGTGCGAGGAGTCTTCATTTGAACGGCCAGTGCGGCTCGTAAGCCGCGTCCCTGCATTTGAGGCAGAGCACGTCAGCAATCAATACGGCAATCCGCGTCCTGCGGTCTTGCATGTCAGGACCGCTGATAATCACCTCTCCAGGTTCGCCGCATACCTCGCAACGCCACGGGACGATGCAAGAGTTCCAGTCTATGACTGTCATTTTCCCCTTCCCAAAAATTTTTGCCGTTGACTCGAATTCGATCTGAAACCATTAGCCCGGTCACTGCGCCTGCACCTCTTCACGCGCGGCTTCGATGAGCCACCGCTCCAGAATCTGCACGATAGCCCACTTCCCCTTGGGAAACCACTCCGGACGATCCGTGCTCTCGCGAAGCAGGAAGTAGAGCCAGCCCCACGCCAGAATCGAATCGTTGTTGCCGATCAGCGCCAGGTCCGCGCCCCACATGTCGTGCGCCCAGCGGTGCAGGCCGGCCTGCGTCTCTTGAGAAAATCTCTCGATCATAACGGCCTCTCAGCACGCCAGCCAGAACGCCATCACGATCAGCACGATCAGGAGCATGGCGACGATCTGGTCGTTGGCTTTCTGCATTCAGTTCGCCGCGATCCTGCACAGAGCGCAGGAGACGTGGCCCCCCATCAAAGCCAGCGGACTGCCCTGACCGGATAGCAAGATGACGTGGCCGCAGGCGAGGAAGACGATGGCGCCTTCGGGCAGAGGACAGATGACCAAGATCTTGCGATCAAAGGAGCCGAACGGCGGATTAAAGCGGACCTCCATCCCGCCGAACCGGAGTTGAAGCTCGTCATCGGACATCATCGACGGCCTCTCTTTCTGATGGCGAGTCCAGCGGGAAGAGCGTCGTGCCTCGCTCCCGGTGGCCCCGAAGGACTCGCCGCAAGGTTCACGCCGCGCCTTTACGTTTCGGCATGACGTGAACGGACCCTTTTTTTGCCGGGATCTTCAGGTTGTACGCAGTGGGATCGAAGTAGCTGGTGAGCGGAAGCGTCGGATCTTTCCGCCAGATCACCGTCGTATGAAACTCGTTCCAGGCGTCCATCCCCTTCTGCGTCATCTTGAACCCGTGGCCGGGATAGTATGCGACGTACTCGCGGATCAGCATCGAGCGGAAGGGCCGCTGATCGAACTCCTGCGCCTGATCGATTCGCAAGTATTCGCGGGACCGCATCTGCATGAGGAACTCCAGCATTCCGTACTGGCGCCGCGAGAGGGTCGTGCTCATGGCTTCCCCTCGCGTTTCGCGCTGGCGAGAACGCTCTTGCTGACGTTGGTGTCGATCAGCGATTCGCCGCCGTTTCTGATGGTGCCGTCCGGTTCCCGCTTGCCGCACTGTACGATGATGGCGTCACCCGCGTCGATGCTGGTCTTCCGCTTCACCGCCAGCTTCACGATGTAGAGGATGATGAGCCGCTCCAACCCCAGGACGTTCATGCAACCGCCGCTTTCTGCGCCGCGGGCTGCTTCTCCGCTTTCCATGCCGCGCGTGTGATGGTCTTCTTCTTCGCCTTCGCCCATCTCCGTTTCTGGGCCTCTGCGATCCTCGCGCGGCCTTCCGGCGAGACATGGTGCTTCGTCGTCGGCTTCATTCCGCCGTTCTGCATCGCCGCCAGTTGCGCCTTGAACTCATCGATCTGCGCCTGCATCAACTCGACGGCGTGAACCATTCCAGGCAGGAGCGCCGCCATGCCCATCTGTGCGTACTGCGATAGATTGTCATGTTGTAGTTTCTTCACCCGATCCTCCCGGTCGGTCATCTGTTTTACACGCAGTATTTCAACATGAAACATGCACGGGTGCGTAGCGGGAACGTATCGAGAACCACGGTATATGCACTACACGCCTCATTTTTGGGCGGTGTATCTTTTGGACACTGAGCTTTCATGGAATGACGATCTCCCCGATGTCGGAGGGGAACAGAGCCAGCACAATCGTGTTCTTGCTCGATGTCAGGTTGCTCAGGCGGGCGTCTTCCTGCTCGTCCAGCCACGTCTCAAATGGCGTATCGCTCTTAGTGCCATTGCATGAGGCGCAGAATAGCCGGATGTTCCGCGCGTGGAGCCGCGCCCAGTCTTGATCGTTTCGCGGCGGCGCAAGGTGCTCGATCTGAATGTCGCGTTCGTTCAGAAATGAGTGACCGCATCCTTGGCACACTCCTTCATGGCCCATCAGAGCGCGGAGGACCGGAACCAGCGATTGGTAGTTCATCGTAACCATGAAGAACTCCCGGCTGGTTCCAGCCTTGTGGGCCGCGATGGCCGCGCGATTCTGAATGATGGCGAAAGGCCGGTCGGCGTTCTTCCGTTCGTTGCGTTCCTTCTGTTCGCAGGCTTTGCAGACCGGATTGAATTCCCACACCGTACCGTGTGGGGTTCTTCGTTGTCGCCCGCGAAAACGAGAGTGATGCTTCCATAATTTGCATGGACCTTGGCACTGGCGTTCGCATGGTCGATGTTCGTCGCTCATGACGCCCTCGCAATTCGGCATCGGCATGGTCGGCTGAAGTCGGCTTCATATTCATGCAGCCCGCCGATGCTGACGGGCCGGGTGACCGACACCCAGCCGCTTCCTTGGCAGACCTCGCAGTCGGGATCGCCCAGAGATCTGGGACCGGACTGCTGACGCAACTCGCCTGCGCGGCGGATTAGTTCCGCTGGTGTCGGACATCGCTCATCGGTGTCGATCACGTCTGAGATCAGCCGGTGGATGAATGCCTGATCGGTTTCAGAGACACGCCGCAATGCGCGGCGCATCTCATGCTGGGCTTTCGGCACTTCCGGAAATTTCGGAAGGCCGCTCAGACGCTGGATCTCCTCGTCGTAAAAAGCGTCAAGCAGTTTTCGCACGCCATACCTCCGGATCTTGTCCATACTCGCGGAGGGCATCCCACATGCCGTGTTCCGCCAGCATTCGGTAGTAACGGTCCTGATCGTCGGCGCCTTCGCGACGGCGCCGTTCCTGCCACGTCTCCCGCGCGATCCCCTTCCGCTCGACCGGCGCGTACTTCCACTCGCCGGAATTGAGCCACCTCCACAACTGCGGGATGAATCGATCTCGAGGCAGGGTCGCCCAATGCTCCCGCCAGGAGCCGTGGTTCGCGCGGATGGTCTTGGCGGTCGCCTCAGGGTCTGGCGATGCGGCCAGGACCGTCCTGGCTTCGGCAACGGCCCTTCCAGGGTTCCCCGGCTCCGGATGGTTGGGGATCAATTCCGCGACGAGGGTTTCAGCTTCAACCGTGGTTGCGTTGTTTTCAACCGGAGTTGATGCGCCAGCATCCCCAGCCGCCGCCGCCGCCGGCGGGCGAGGCTTCTCAGGCGCCACTACTGTACGGAGCTTGTTATCGGCGTCGGCGGCGGTATGGTTCCCTTCTTCTGGTTCAAAAACCTCTGGTTCTGTCGGGTGGATTTGAACGCCCTCAGGCGTCGTAGTTGAACGGGGAGGGCGTTCACCCACCTCCCCGTCTGGCGCCGCAAAACTGAAGCGGTAGGAATTGGAAGAACCCAGGTTGGGAGTGCTGACCACGATGCCGGCCCGCCGCAGTTCCCGCACCCACCGACGAAGCGTTTCCCCCGGCACGCCCAGCCGTTTCGCGGCGGTGCCCAGACTGGGATTGCACTGGCCGGTTCTCCGGTTGCGAAACGAGAGAAGGCCCAGTAGTCCTTTCACCGCCCCCGGTGAAAGACCGCTTCCTAGAACCTCTAGAGGCACGCAGACGAATTGACCTTTCACGGCTGCATCCTCCTCGCCGCACGGCGTTCTCTGCGCCGACGCCGCGCATCGCGTCCAGCTTCAGTACATGCGTTACAGAAATGGCACGTAGGCAAAGCGGCCAACCGGCTGGCCGGGATCAGTTCGACGTGGCCGCATGACAGAACCAATCCAGCCATCGGCATTTGTCTTTTGGAATTGTTCTTTGCCGTTTGGAAACCGCCAAAGTGAATCGAGCGGATCGCCCGATTCACGAAATCGCCGGTCGCGCCGGGATCAGAAGGAGGGTCGTATCTGTGCGGAAGTTTGTATTCTCCTATCGCCGCCAGAAACTCAGCGAAATCATCAGCCGACGACCGTACGCCGTGCTTCAATCGCCGTGCTCGATCCGCTTTCCAATGACACGCCTTGCAGAGCCAGCGGATCTTCAACGCTTCCGCGTAATCGTCATGATGCGCTTCTATGGGGGGAGAGCTACCTCCGCAGTTTGAGCATCTATCAGGTCGGATGAGAATTCCCGCGCAAAGCGCACCCATCACTGCGGCGTGGGCATTGTGTTTCTCCTGGGCCGCTTGGAAAGGGTCAGGATGGTATAGCTGAATACATTGAAAGAGTCTGTAAGCGCCGTTGGAGACGTTCTTCGCCTTAACGTAACTTGCGGGTGACAAAACAAACGGTATGATCTCTGTAGTAGTCACGAGTCTTCTCCCCTTTAAAAAACCTCATCAGTTTGGCGGGAAGGTTCGGCTGGAACAACGGCGCATCTTCGGAGGTGCGCCGTTTTGCTTTTTCAGGGCGCCCGTGCCAGGAGTCGCGACCATTCGACCTTGGCGCGATCCTGGTGGCCGTCGAGCCACCTCGCGAGAGACTCCACGCTATCGACCACGCAGATCGCGAGTCGGTAGCCCAGATAGATCTCCCGGTGCTTTGCTGCCTGCTCTATTGAAGCGCCCTCGCCAGGACGCTTCACCTCAACCAGGAAGCCTGGATAGATTGCGTGGATCGCGCCGTAGTCGGGAGTGCCCTTCTCGACGCCTTTGATCCAACGCCTGCCATCAACCGATTTGAACGTGCCGGCGTGCAGCCGCGCCGGCCAGTACGACCGGAGCCGCAACAGATCGAGACACGCCTTCTCGATGTCGTTCTCGACCAGCTTCACCCGCGGAGCCTTGAGGCGGAAGGTCATCAGCCGCCGCTCCTCTCCTGCGACTCGTCGCGGACCTCGATGCCCAGCCGGACGCAGAACGGGGCGAGCTCCGCCCACTCCTCGCCGCTGAGATCGAACACGCCGACCGTGTGCCACTCGCCGCCGCGCCGGATCTTCAAGCGGCCATGCACGGACTCGTCGGGCCGCGTGCGGACGACGAATCTGGCCTCGACGCTCATGAGTGCCGCCGGAAGCGCAGGAGCCGCACGATGGCGACTGCGATCACCGCGCCGATAAACACCCAGATCGCGACATCGAGGACGATGGCGATGCTGGCGAGGTCTTCGTTGGGCATCACGCCGCCCCTTGGCCGATCATCCGCAGGATCTGCGCGATGACGAGGACGAGATCGTAGTCCACGACCTGGCGCGTCATGGTCTGCGTCCCGCCGCCCTGCACGTTGATGCCGCTATTGCCCTGCCCCATCTCGACGGCGCCGGCGTTGACGAAGGACAGGTTGCTGTTATTCAGTTCCAACGACCACTGGTTGTTGCCGCTGATGGTCATGTTGCGGAACTGCGAGTTGGTCACGTACTGCATCGCGCCGAGGCGTCGGCAGTTTTCAAACGAGCAGTCGTGAAAGTTCAGGTTGTTGTTGCCCGCCCCATTCACCAGATAGAAGCCGCCGAACGTGGTGTTCTCCGCGCCGCAGTTTTTCGAGACGTGGCCCCTGACTTCGATAGGCGGATCGACGCTGCTTCCCTCGATCATCATTCCGGCGTTGGCCGTGCCGTTGACGAGGTTGTTCTCCCAGAGGGCGGCGTCGGCAGAGCCGCGCGGGACGAACTTGTAGCCGGTCCCGTGCTGACGGATATCGTAGACCTCGTTGTCGTGGACGTAGGGTCCGCTCGATTCCGTGATGATGCCGGTGTGCCCGACGCGCTCGATCTTGCAGTGGTGGATATGCGGCTTGGAGTCGCGCCGCGAATCGCTGACGCCCAGCCAGATGCCCCTGACCTCTGGCCCGGTGTCATGCACATGGCAGTAGCCGACCTCCGTCTCGACGCACTGTTCGCCGTAGAACCCGGCCCACGGCGCCCCGGCGGTATTCTGCGCGACGTTCCACGATTCGCAGTGCAGCACCTTGCCGCGGGTTGACTTGCAGAGGAACACGCCCCCAGCCTGTTTGCCATTCGAGTTGAACTTCAGCCCGTTGAACTCCGACTCGTTGAAACCCTCTGCGTAGACCATCGCGGAGAACGGGCTGGTATACGCTCCGTTGCCGATGGCCTTGAATCCGCCGCCGTTGCTGGAGGTGATCTTGACATTCACCTTGCCCAGCACCCGCACGCCCTGCGTATTGATCGCCGCGGTTCCGCGGATGTCGTAGACGGCGTCGTTCGGTTGCTGGTTGATCCAGTTCTGCAATGCGGTCGTGTCGTCCTGCCCGTTGGCTTGGTACGTCTTCACCGGACGGTCATCCGGCGGATCGGGAGGGTCAGGCGGATCGGGAGGGTTCTGGTCGTAGGTGATCTCCAACGTGGTGACGCATTTGGTGCAGTAAACCCATCCCGGCTTATCGGCCACCGGCAGAAAATTGTGCGGCGTATTGTCCACCGGACACTTCTCAGTGATGACTCGCGCGGCGTCGGCGCTATAGCTGACAGCGTTCCAGTCCTGCTCTCGTATCGGGTTCAAGCGGTGACCTCCTTGATCAGTTCCTCGATGGCTTTCTGACAGTGCAGGCAGAGGCCGTCGAGTGTGTCGAGCCGTAGATCGATCCGCCCGCGGCGGTCGTTGATATGCACCTCGCGCCCGCAGAAGGTCTGGCTCACGGTGAACGCCTTGACGTGCCGCACGCCGTTCTGCGCGACCGTGATCAGTTCGCCATCGCCCACGACGACCTTGCGGAGAGCGTCAACCTGAATGCGCCGCACCTCGAGATCGGACTTGCGCGTCAGGCAGGCCATGCAGGCCAGCAGAGGCTCCGGAATCGGGTTATTGCAGGACCGGCAGACTCTCATTGGAGTTCCTCCTCTGCCATCGCGCAGAAGAACGAGCAATCGGGCACGACCTCGTCGTGCTTGCCCTCGTCCGGTCGAAGCTCATGGCGCGACCTCGATGCGCTTGTCGCATCCCCAGCACAGCGGACCTGGCGGCTGGACGAGCATGTCGGGCGACACGATGGTCAGCCGATCCGCGATGGGGCGTTCGCCCCAGCCGCGCCCGAACCGCGGGACGACCTCCTCCTCCAGCTTCACGATGCGGTCGTACATCGGGCGCGTCTCGTCCCAGAGCTTGAGTTCCGCCAACTCCTCGCGCTGGGCGAAGGCGCCGCAGAGGCACTCGCCGGATTTATGGATCAGGTCCACCACGCGAGAGCGCGGCTGCTTCGCGACCTTCAGCGTCTCCGTGGTGTCGAGCTTGTCGAAGTCGTGGATCGGGGCGCACCAGACGCGGCGCGGCTCACTGAGGTCGATCTCCTTGGTGTTCGCCATGCGCCGGTCAGACTCCTGCGACCGGCATCCGTTGACGTACATCACCCGGCGCGGTTTCTTGCCGCGACCAGAGGCGCCGATGGCCCGCTCGAAACGGCGAAGCTGACGCTCCTTGAGCCGGTTGTACATGAACTGGTGACCGGCAGGGCCGGGGAAGCCGTGGCGCCGCACCAGATCCTCGTAGACCATCGGATCGGGCGTTCCATCGGCGCGGACGTTCTCCGTCGCGCGGTACTCCTCGAGGTTCCAGCCCCGGTCGCGGCATGTGTCGCGCACGTAGTCGCGGGTGGCCTCGATGCCCCAGCCGGTGTTCACATGCACGATGCCGTCGAAGCGTTTATGCAGGCTGGCGACGTAGGCCGCGGAGAAGCTATCGTGCCCGCCGCTCACCAGCGCATAGACGCCGATGGGGTCTTGTTCGCGAATGTGCTTGTCGAGCCGCTGGTAGGCAATCTCGATCTTCTCGTTGATCGTCATTGCGGTTGCTCCGGTCCCGCGAGCTGCTTGAAGCCGCCACCCTTCAGGGCTTCAAAGAGCGTCTGTCCGCTGGGCGTCTGCATGTACGGCAGAAAGACCTCTGACGCCTCGCTCATGCCGCAGTCGATCATCGCCATCTGCGCCTGGACCCAACGGAGCAGTTGGCGCCACGCCACCCGTTCGGCCTTCTCGCGGATCTTGCCCGTGTCGATTCCCCAGCGGCCCTCGACACGCTTGTAGAGGATCTGGTAAATCGGCTCGACACGCACCGGCATCGAGAAGAGAATTTCCCGCCCGCTGATCCGCATCGTCCAGCGAAGGCCGCGCACTTTGCCTCCGTCATACTCCGTCGCAATCTGGGTCGCCCCGGCGGTGACCAGGACTTGCGCGATCTCGCCAGCGGTCTTCTCTGGCGGAATCTCTGTCGATTCCATAAAGAGCGGCTTCTTGGTCACGGCTTCCTCCAGACCCAGCCCAGCAGGAGCCAATACCAGAACCGGCGCCAGAGGTTCGGCATCGGGCGCGTGCATTGAATGGTCAGGCACGATGATGCGTGCAGGACGGAGCGCACGGGCGGCTCCGTGATCAGCAGATGCCAGTCCTGCGTCATCTCAGCACCCCAAGTCTCCTAGCAAGGCGCAGACGAGCCGCTCTCTCTCGCGTCCTGCACGTATTGCAGACGGATCGATTACAATCTGGCCGACCGCAAACGCGGCAATTCCTCAATGGCAGGCGCGGAGAGATCTCCCCAGCGGCGTGATGCAACGAGGTATGGCACGACGCGCAGAGCGTCTGAAGATTATCCGGCGCATCGTTCGCCCAGTCCCGGTCCTTATGGTGAATGCCAAGTTTCTCGTTGCCGCCGCAGATTTCGCAGGCCGACTTCCGGAATTTCCGCGCCCGCACCAGATGCCCCTTACGGGTAACCTCCTCTTTGACGTAAGCGCGAGCCATACATTCACGACCGCAGTATCGGCGCCGCAGAAAGACGCTCATGTCCTCCAAGCGCCCATTGAATCGCTTGCGCGACATCAACGCGCCGCACGATCCGCAGTGTCGTTCGGGGTCTGGCTTTGGTAGAAACATCCTAATTGCTCCGCGATTCCCAGCCGGTGAGCAAGCTCAACAAGCACCGCCGCGCACTGGATCGGAACCACGCCATTTCCAGCGCATTGCAATCGAGGTCTACGTTGCTCCAACCAACGGGCCACGCCATTAGCCATTCGCAAAATTCGGGCGAGAGCCTCTTCCGAAAGAGCGGACTCCTCCTCCACTTCCCATCGATGAATCGGCCACCCCTCGCGTAGACTGTCGGCAAGGAGCTTTGTAACCGGCGACAGAGCAGGAGCAAGATCCGGACGCGCCTGAAGAATGGCAGGCCATCGAGGATCGTTGGGGCCGGGGGCGAACAAGGGAAGCTCGACGCGAGGATCTGCTTGGTCGCGGGCGGAAGCTCGATGCCGATCATCTCTTCCGGCATCACTCCGCAGGCGAGCTCCGCTACTTGCTCCAGCCCCGGCGGCGAAGAGTTCCCGCCGCCCGACCTCCGACCGTTGTTCGTTGACGCCGTCAGAGCCTTCGCGGATTTCCGGTTGCTGAGATCCGGCGTCGGCCACTGCGCCACCTGATCCGCGATGTAGAGTTGTCTCTGCGGATGGTCGGCTCGAGGTCCCTGCTCGTGCCAGTCGCGCGTGTTCGGTGTGCGCCAGTGGTGCTCGATGAAGTTGGGCAACTGTTCGCCCTTCAGGTTGTCGTTGCGCTCCAGGCGGCTCCGCGCGTTCGGATCGCGCGAATCTCTCGACGCTGGCGTCGGCCACTGCCGGATCGCATCCGTCAGCGTAGTGCCGGAATGCATCACGCCCGTCGTCGTCGTGTGCCGCGCCGTCTCCTCCGCATCGCGCGTATTCGGCGGCGGCCAGAATTCCGCTTGGCTGGAGAGGTCCACCGTCCGCTTGATTCCATCCGCATCCATTCCCTTCCGCGCGACCGTCGCCGCGTCGAGCTTGTTGCCGCCGCCCATCGTCCGCGGCGTCTGCCACTCTGACGGCGACGAAGAACGTGCGGAGCCGACCGTGGCTGGCGCCCACGTCGGACGCGCGAAGACTTCCCCATTCGACATCGAACCCCAGCGCGGCCAGATCCCTGAGAACGGCGCCCATTCCGCCCACAGCGTCATCTGCGGCATCATCCACGTCGAGCGGTTCGTCAGCAGGGCTATCGGCGTCCTTGAGGATTCCGCTGACGTTCTCCCCGAAGAAGTAGGGCGCTCCGCATTCATCGAGCACGCGGGCGATGTCCGACCAGATCCACCGCTCGTCGTTGACGCCTCGTCTGCGACCGGCGACTGAATGGGGCTGGCACGGCCATCCCGCAACGACTGCATCCACGACGCCGTCGAAGGGTCGTCCATCGAATCCCAGGACATCGCGGAAGACCTTCGCCTGCGGGAACCTCCTTCGGAAGCGCCGCGCCGCTTGGGGATCTTTTTCGATTGCAGCGATGCAGCGATATCGGGGGAATGCGATCTCAACGGCGATGTCGAGCGTCCCGATTCCGGCGCAGAGGGAGAGGCCATTCACACGTTCCCCACTTGCCCTAAAAAGCACAAAGCCCCCGAAGCCGCGAGGGCGTCGGGGGCCAGTGTCTCAGTGAGACTGAGGCGCGGTGTCACGCGATGCGCCTCTTGATTTCAAAGGGAATAGCAGTTGAACAAGTGTGAGGGGCGTGAACACCCCCCTCACAGTTGTTTGAGGTATGCCGGGAACCCGCGCCGGGTTCCGGCAGGGGCATCGGAATCGCCCCGGTAATCGTCACTTCGCCGTCCGCGTACACTGCCTTAAAATCCTGAATGCTCTCCAGAATACTCCTGCGGTGCTCGAATTTGACAGGCTTGTTTTTGGGGTCCGCGATGCGGCGCAGGGCGGCTTCGGCCTGACGCTCTGACGGGATGGACACAACCTTGCCCGCTTCCTTGAGGTCGGCCTGAACCTCGCGCAGACGCTTCTGTTTCGCAAGGATGTCAGCCGTCGCCTTGACCGGGTCACCGGCGCCCTCGCTGATCATGTGCTGCAAACCGCCGATGGACGCCTGAAGGTTCTGCGCTTCCTTCTCCAGCCGCTTGGTGACGCCCGTGTTCACCTCCCGCGCCTTGTAGAAAGCCGTCGCGGATTCGATGAACGTCGCCGGAACGGTGATCGTCTCCCAGACGGCGTCGAACGCGACCGGCTCGATCAGGTGAACGCCGACACGACGTAGCCTGCAAGGCCCGGTGTGTGTCCGCGAGTCCTCGTAGTGCTTGCAGCCATAGACCGGATAACGTGCGCCGCGAGAGCCAGCCGTGCCGTTGGAGCACATGCGGTGACCGGCCTTGTCGAACAGAAAGTGCGAGAGCAGATACTTCCGCTTCGGCGGGCGCCCGTTGGTCCGCTCCGGAGCGTTCTGGTTGACGCGCTGCACCTCCAGCCAGAACTCCTTCTCGATGATGGCGCCGCACGGGATGATGCGACCGATGCGCTGGTGCTCTCCGCAGTACGTCGAGTTGACGAGCATCTGGCGGATGACGCGAGGCACCCACAGTCCCGGCGGAACCCAGACGGCCTTGCCCGTCTCCGGATCTTTCTTTCCCCAGTAGCCGTTCGACAGAATGCCCTTCGCGTTGAGCGCGTGCGTGATCTTGGCGATTGTCCAGCCGGTGCGGCGCCAGCCGTAGACCATCTCGACCACGTTCCGCTTGCTGATCCCCTCGACGTTGGTCATCGCCGGATCGATCACCAGCTTCCGGCCATCCGGCGTCTGGATGTTCAGCATCCCGTAGCACGCCATGCCGTGATCGAGCATCCCGGCGTCGAGGTTGAGCAGCCGCTGATCCATCGAGCGGCCCAGGATCTCGTGCCACTCCGCGCTGGCCTGCCCCATCGCTTGCCAGCACTTGCTCTTGCCTTCCCGCGTGCTGGTGTCGACCACGCCTTCGCGCACCGACCAGATGAGCTTGCCCGCGTGAGTGAAGCGGTCCAGCATCGCGGTCTGTCCGAACTCCAACGCGGGAC